TCTATTTTTGGTTTATATTCTTCCAGAAGCTTTTTATTGAACTCGGTATCTAGATATAATCCCTCTTTCTCTACGGATGTAAGTACTCGTGAATTACACATAAATAAATTACGGAATACCGAATACATACCCAAGTCAATCAACTTCTTTTCAAAGAATAGCATTAACCTAAGAGTATAATCCGTATCTTGACATCCGTAATGGCAAAGTGGGTCTAATTCCTTTTTATCCCAAGGTATCTTATCAAAGGCATCTTGCTTTTCATAATTACCATACTCAGGCAAATACCTTCTTACCATTGATTTCAAGTCATGAGGTTTTTCCTCATTGAGAACATATTTAGCAAGCATCCCATCTAAACACGTACCTCTGTAGAATATTTGATATTTCTGGTTTATCTGGTCATCAAACTTCCAGTTCCATGCAACCTTTACAATGTCATAATTCTCGATTACCTCTTCCCCAAATTTCCTTAGCATCTTTTTCCAATTCCAACCGGGTGAAGTATAATCTTTTGTTTCGAAATGGTCTAAAGGAATGGAAGCACCAAACCCTGGCATCCAGGATACTGAGAGTATAGTTGGCTTAAAACCCTTATTATAAATAGGTTCTGCATTCGTTTCATAGTCACAGCAAGCATAACCCGTAGCTTTACAACAAGCAATAAGTTTCTTAAGCTCTTTCTTGTTCTTTATAATATGATACCGTGTCTCCATTATCTAACTCCTTTCAATACTTGATGAATAAAGTATCTAGAATAACCATATTTAAGGGATAATTTCTTTATACTGAGCCCCTCTTTATTATAATCATCAGTTATAAGCTTTCTTTCTTTATCAGAAAAGGTATGTATATAATTAGAACCCTTAAAACCCAACTCATAATTATGTTTCAAATTTTCTGACCTTGAAACTACTCTTAAATTTGATACTCTGTTATCGGTTTTTATACCATTTATATGGTCAATATCACATCCTTTTGGTATATTACTAACCCAAGCTTCATATACTAACCTATGTATATAAAACCTTTTTCTAAAGAGTGTACATTGTAAATAACCATTAGATTTTAAAGATACATACTTTTTTCTCCAAATATTAGAAATCACAGTAGTAGTACCTTTCCTACCATTGCCTTTCCCTTTAACTCCTGCCCTTTTAAGGGAAGTGAAAAGGGTACCCCTTTTAGATATATAATATCCAGGGTACCCTTTTATATTTGAATACTTAGTAGTCATCTTTCAAATCCTCTAAATTACAAGATAAGAAATGCCAGTCTTTTTTGTATATATGTAATGAATCTATGGTATGATATAAATACCCAGGCTTTACTCCTACTTCTTGAGCTACGTATTCCATTAATCTCCAAGCTAAATAGATATCATTACCGAAATGTTGGGCAAAATCCGAACTTCTTTGGTGATAGCAAATATGTAATACCTTCTCCCCCTTACCATTCTGACGAATAAGAAAATCATAATACATAGAGCAAGGAATACGTTGTCTACCACCATAGTATAAGGTATCATCATGCTCAAATATTGGTATAATTGCTTTTCTTGTATCTGGGTCTCTCTTTAAAAGACGAACTAAATCTTTTATTAATACTTCACCCATTCTCTCATTGTATGTGTAATCGAACATACCCTTTTCATCAAGGAATTGTTCCCATAAATCTTTTCTTAATTTCCAAGCTTCTCCTGGATTTATATCATTAGGGGATATCCTTTCTTGGAACTCTGCATCTGCCCATTCTCTTGAATGAGAGAATACGAATAACCATACCGGGTCTCCCAATGAAGTTAAGCAATATTGTTGGCAAATGAGTTCTTTAGTAATAAAATTCTCATTACCTTCAATGACTTTATTTTGATAGGTCTTTGGTTTTACAAGTTGACCATAACTGTTGAGTTCTCTACCCATTTCGGACATTAACTCAAAACTGTTAGAATATATCCTCATATTATATAAATATTTAACTGTATGACATTGTAGAATTAACCCAGGTCATATGCCAGTAGCGATACAAAATTATCAAAATCCTCTACCTCTTTCATTAACAAGGGTATATCTGGTTCTGCACCGTTCTTTTTAATCTCTAAAACTTGGTAATAAAATTTGTTTACTAATCCTATCCGCTTCTGATTTAAAAATTCCCTAGCTTCCATTGTTGTTCTTTTGTTTTAAAAGTTTCTTCTTATAGGCTTTACGTTGAGAGTAAGAAATTACATTCTCGGGATATTCAATATCTTCGTATTCAAGAAGTAATTCTTTTGCTTTCATGGATTTATATGTTTCTTCATATAAATCTGGTCTGAGCACTTTAAAACTTCTAAAGAATACCTTGAATGAAGAGAATTCCTTCTCTGTACCCTTTTGGAATTTCTTCCATATCTCTTTTATTCTCTTATTCCAAGCATTCTCTTCTGCCCCCTTAAGTACCTTCTTCAATGGCTTATGGGTATGATACATTAGAAGTGTCTCCACATTTCCGTACATTTGAGTCGCGAATAGGTTGATTTGTACTGACTGATCCGGACCATATACGTACTCTGACATTCGTTGAATTAATAGGAAATCGAATATTAACCTCTTGGTAATCTCCGAAGCCCGAACTACCATTGTAATAACTGGGATGTCCTCCCCGAATCGTTTTGAAAAAGTCGCTGCTATTAGACATTGCTTTCCGTTATCATGATGATTGTTAAACATATAGGTTATATTGTAATTCTGATTGTACTTATTTCTCAGTACTCTCAGTTTACTACGCAACAAGTCAAGCTTATTAAAATCTATGTAGTTATTCAATAAGCTAGTCCACTTAGTTTCTTTATAATTGAAACACCGCCCATAATCAAATTCTGGGTCTACCCATGCTTTTCGTATCTTTATAAATACATTATACACTACAGCTACCCCACTATTGGCAATAGCCCCTTTTGCAAATAAAGCAGGCTCTAATCTTAAGAACCCCTCATTAAGTTTTTCCCATGCCTCTTGTGAAGTAGCAAATTCTAACGAATGGAGGGACTCCTCCGGATTAAGTTGAAGTCCCTCTAATTTATGGTTCCATCCTGACATGCTAGTAATTAGTATTTTGTCTCCATAAATTGAGACGTTGTTTTTTAAAGAATAAACTAAATAATCCACAAGGAGTAAACCCATTCATGGCTAAAAATCCCATATAGAGATAGAATGACTTTACCAAAGATTCCTGAAAATCTATTTCTTTGGTCATCACTTGAGTTTGTTTCCAGGGTCTACATTTAAGGAAGTTCCTTGCTTTATTAAGTTCATATATTACTTCCCATAAATATAGCTTCTCATTTTCATGAGATATCTCGCTCATTTCATGAAAACCTGGGGTATAAGAAACTATCTTATCATATTCTTCTCTATCTTCTCTTGCCCAATCAGTTGGACTTAGTATAGGGTATTTCCTTACACTTCGATGGTCTGGGTACTTGATGAGTAAGTCTTTGACTCCAATTGCCATTACCTCAAATAAACTCTTTGCATCTTGGTATTTTAATATATCTTCTGGCAATATATTAGAATACAAAAGCAAAGTAAAGAAGAATCCCAAGGCATCTGCTTGTTCCTCATTTGCATTTGCTAGATGATTTAATACCTGAGTATATTCCTCTGAGGTTAAACAATCATTATTCCATCCATAATCACGATATATAGATACTACTTCATCGGTAGATTCGAATCCTTCAGTTAACTCTTCAATAACTCTACCAATAAAATCCTTTAGAATAACTTGGCTCTTTGGATTATTTATATCTAATGGGTAATCTGGTAGCTTTTCTATGGATTTATACCCAGAGAATTGCTCTATCCCAAGAACATACATTTCTTGTAATATCCGTGCCTCAGTTTCTTCTACCTGAGGCACTTGTTCATTTATATTCCTGATGTCCATGATTATTTACTTCCTGATGAACCAAAACCATTCCCTCCTCTACTTCCCCACATCTGGGATTCAGTATAAAATTCCTCTTGTTGAATCTCTTCTGGTTCAGTAATATAGATAGGTACATGAATAAATTGTACCAGCTTCTGGCCAGCCTCAATAACCTGGGCTTCTTGAGAAGTGTTGTATACTCCAATGTGTATCTCTCCAACATAGGGAGAATCTACTATCTCGGCAGTAAAGATTAATCCTTTCTTAGTAGCTATACCAGATTTGTTTGCTGCCATTAGCATAGATGCAGGCGGTTCTAACAAACCTTTGATACCTGATGGGATAAGTATACGATGACCTGGTTTTAAAGCTATATGCCTTACGAATGATTCACTAAAGGGTATATCCAAATCATATCCTCCTGAATCAAATTCATTCTTAGAGTGGATATCCTCTGAAGTCAAGTTGGTTGGTACATAAAAATCTAACCCAGCATCATTGGGGTTTGCTCTGTTTGGAGATATTACCTCCCTTACTTTGATAAATCTAAATCTGTTCATAATATATTACATTTACGTAAAAGTTGTCCAAAGGTTAATTTCTCGGGTCTAGAAACATGTACTCCCAATGAATTACACATTCTGATTACATCGGTAGAACCTTCCATACATAAATTAGCAAGTACATCTTCTTGCTTTACAAAATAGTTTGGGTTGTTAAGGTATACCTTGAACATAGCCCATATCATCTCTATTGGTTTCATTATTTAGTACACTCTTTATAAAGTTCTCTAATACGTTTTCTTGGTACTTCGAATTTCTCAACTGTCTTTGAGATAACCTCTTTTCTGTCTTTCCCTTTCCGAATCAAGCCTCGGATGTATTTCTTGATACCAACGGTATCTTCAAGTACATCTAAATCCTTGTATTGATTCTTCTGTTCAAGTTCTTTTCTTGTAATGTTCAAGTTCTGTGACATCTTAAATGCACATAATTCTGAGTCTCCGCATAGCTTACATTCCTTAGTTGATAAATCATACCCAATACCAAAGCAAACATCACCATTAGTTCCCAACTGAGTTAAATCTATTGGTGTTAAAATATCTTGTTTACTTAAATCGGGTAATTTTTTTGGTTTACTTTTCTTACTCATAGCTTCCCTTTTATTATACGATGTACTGAAGTTTTACTGATCCCCACAGACTTGATTATTTCAGGGATAGAAAAACCCTGAGAATGTAGGGTTAATACCTCAGATTTATAATTAATTATTTTAGATTTTCTTTGTCTACCCTCATTAACCATCTGTTTCATGTTTTGAGATTGGGTTCCCCACTTAAGATTACCTACCCTATTATTCTCTGGATTATTATCCTTGTGCATTACAATAGGATAATTATTAGGATTAGGTAAAAAAGTTAAAGCTACTAACCTATGAACCTTAACTCTGTGTATAATTTTAACAGTATAATAACCATTATGAACTTTGGTAGGAGTAAGTTTAAAAAGAGAATTACCTCTTTTCTTAAGTATATCTCCATCTACAGTTGCATAATAACCAGGATACCCAGGAATTGCCCGTATATATAAATGATACTTAGCCATTATATGTCTTTTTTATGTTTATAAATAAATGTATATTTCACTGTTATCTTCTATGGGAACATAGGAATAACCGATGTTATTAATAAATAGTTCCCTGAGTTTATATAATTCTTGGTATGAATTTCTATCATGGCTCTCTTGACATACTTTGACTACCATACCATTACTCCAGTACAAACAAAAGAAATGAGTAAAACATTCGGGGATATTTTGAGAAGTTTCCAAATTTGATACCCATATCAAATCTCTACAGTTGAATACGTGTTTAGGATTATGTACCTCCCCAACAACAAGAGATTTAAACCATTCCCTAATCTTCTTCATCATAAGTGTAATTAATATGTTTACAATTGGGACAGACCCATTCCTTGAAATGCCATCCCTTAATTTCCAAATCCTTTTTATGAAAACGTTTCTTACATGAATGGCATTGATAGCCATCCTTAGAAAGTATGAAGTCTAAAGCGAGTATTATTATCATAATAACAACCGCTGTAATTAAAATATATTTCTCCATCACTGAAAGCCTTTGATTTTCTTTTTAGTATTATTGGGTTTCCTTAAGAGTACCCAGCAATAAATACCGGATGCAGAGATTTGGATTATCTTCCAACCATCTGATAATAGAGTAGTTAGTTTATTATCATCCTCATCTCTGATACATATTAGTTTATCATTATTCATAATGCCTATATGCTTATTAATTGTAATCTTCTTTTCCTCCTACGGAGAAAAAGTAAATACTCATAGTACTTCTAGTTAACTCTTAATAAGGCTATGGTTAGGATGTTTCTTCCATAGCTTATCTAACAATATTACTTTCAATTCTTGTCTCTGATAATATTGCTTCCTATGTTTACCATGCCTATCTAAATAAGGGCCAGGATAATGAAGGTCATCCAGGTATACTTTCTTTTTCGATTTATCGGTTCTTACCAAACGACCAAGAAACTGAATAGATTTTTCCTGACTATCCATGCTTGCTGCATTAAGTAGATACCTAAGCTTAGGAAAGTTTTTACCTCGAGCAATGATTGTAGTTGATACCAAGATATCTATTTTGCCTTCCCTAAAATCCCTCATTATTTGTTGTCTTAACTTAGAGGGAGTATTAACATGCACATAGGCAATATTATAGGCATCGCCCAGTTTCTTTTTAAAGAACTTATATAGATTTTCACAATGTGCAATATGCTTGCATACTACAAGAGCAGGATATCTACCTTGATTAATATTCCATCGTAATCGATTATAAGCCATGGTCCACGCGGTATTATTTTCGGTAATAGAATCATCATATATCTCCTTATAGGATATACAATCAGATTCCCAATTACCATACCAAGGTTTACCGGGTACCATCTTTACGATAGTTTTAGTTGAGTAACCCTTCTTGATGGAATCCTTAAGTTTAAACTCAGCAATCACTTTACCAAAGAAACATTCTAGGTTCATGTTCTTGACCTTATCCTTAGCAAGTTTACTCATATAAATGGTACCAGATAACCCTATACGAATTCTAGTATTAAACAGTCGGGTGATTACATTCTGATATTGCTTACTACCTCCCTGGTCAGCCTCATCCACAAGTACCATATCTATTTGAGATAATTCCTTTTGATAGAACCTCATATTCCTTGAGATGGATTGAACCATACCTATAGTAAAGTTACTCCAGTTTAAAACCTTGCCTTGAACAAAAGTGATATCTTCTCCCGGAAGATATTGCTTAAATTCTTCTCTAGCTTGATTTAACCAATCTGAGTCATTAGTTATTAGCAAAGTCTTTAACTGCTTCTTATAGGTTAAATATAAAGACGACATGATAAGAGTTTTACCTGCATTAACAGTGTAATCTAATACGCCAATATGAAAAGGTGTATTCCCTATCTTATTATTGATAACTGCCTTAACAGCTTTCTCTTGCTCTGGTCTTAATTTATATTTGCCTATATTCGTAACTACTTTACTGACTTTAGGTAAAGGTTGTCTCATATCTACAACTTTAGGTTTAATCCCCATCTCAATACACATATCGTATACTTTGGGAAGTAAACCTATTTTAAATTGCCCAGTCTTGGTGATGTAATGAATCTTACCGTCCCAATTCTGCATACCTCTTTGCCTTGTACGTAAGTAGAAAGCATTTGGATGTCGAATAGCGAACTCATTATAAAGTTTTTGTGCGAACTTAAGAGGTAAGTCGAGTTCGCACATATTTCCATTCTGTATGATTATCCTACTCATTTGATAATTACCGTTACACCCTTAGTGGCTTTATCCATGCCCATTGCTTCCTTAAGAAGTTTGATATGATGTTCCTCATCGGCAATCAATTTCTCAAGGAAATAATTCACATCATCGTAATCTGGACGTTCCTCGTATTGAGCAATTGCTCTTTGGATTTTCTTGTAGTGACCAATAGTTTCTATCTCGGAATTCAAAGCAATCTTTAAAGCTTGTTCCCAAGTAGAACCAATCTCAATCGTAGGATTAATATTCATGGTAGAGTAATCCTCATAAGGATCTGCCTTTTGTAAAAAGTCCGATATCTTATCAAGGTGTCTCATCTCTACCAAACCAATACCCAACATCAATTCTGATATTTCTTCAAATCTAGAAGACTGTTGGGTATACATAATGATGGCACTTAGTTCTGAGAACTTGGCATTCTTCCAAATCACATAGAACATATTAATTATCTCATCAGGCCATGGTTCGATATCCTTAAAATCTGGATAATCCACGGATTGGTCTGAATACTTGAGGACATCTATAAAAGCATTAGCTGCATCCTCTACTCTGTTTCCGAAAAATTGTAAACCTTTCATATCATTTTCTTATTTTATCCCAAAGGGAACCTTCAACTTCTGGTTCACCTTCAAGTAGTTGTTTATTCTTATATTTATATAAATACTTATTGTATCTTTCAATTGCTTTATCCGTATACATTTGTGCAATATCCGGTAACCCATTGCACCATGCAAGAGATTCAAACTGAGCATCGATGAAGGTCTTATAATTCCAGCCCTCCTCTTTTAGGAATTCACCTACCTTTGCAAAGTGTACATACTTCTCGGGTTGATTTTCATAAGACTCATATATACCAGTTGCCTTAGCAATCTTACCTATGAAATAATCATGTATCTCTTTAGTAAGTTCTAAATCTGAATGTTGTAATTCTATCTCAGCATCTATCTGATTAGTAATGTTCTCCTGCATGGATAATAACCTTTGCATAACATTACGATAATCAGTCATCCTCTTTAACCCAGTCTCAATGTATTTAATAAAACCTTCCCGGGTATCAAATTTGAAATCTTCACAAAAGGTATTACATACTTCTGCAAGCTTTTTACAATTTGCCCATTCTCGGGAATTACTCTCATTTATTTTACGAACCCCTCTATGCTTTAACTTTATACGAGTTGCATATAAAATATCGGCAACAAGGGCAGCATCCCCCTTAGATGCTAGTAAAATGTTAGAAACTTTCTTAGTATTCTTATTGTTAGAAACTAAGACTGCTCTATGATTTATTGCCTCCTTTCGAGCAATAACAAAAAAAGCCTCAACTGGGAAATTATCTACCTCTAAGGTATTTAATATTTCCTCAAACTGAGACTTAGTTATATGGATAGATGGTTCACGCATAAATATATTATTTTATAATATAATAGGAAATCCTTACTCCAAAGAGTTTCTGATTTGAATCAGTTCTTGATAACTTTGATACCTTGTTTGATATACTAGCTTAAGTGTTTGTTTCTTCCCCAAATCATTTACATCAAAACCCTCTGGAAGAAATACTACCTTGACTTTTTTATAAGCTACTAATTTAAGTGCGAGATTAACGGCATAAGACCTGGCATCTGGGTCTAAAAGGATAATATATCTTTGGCATTGGGATTTAAGTAGTTCATTGACTTGGTACTGACTAATAGCTTTGCCCATTGTGGCAATTGCTCTATCCCCAATTGTGAGAGCATTAAGTGCTCCTTCGCAAATGAATACCGACCGATACATCTCCAATGCGTCATGATTAAAGATGATAAATTGTTTTCCCAAACCGGTGATGTCTTTGTCTGGGTTATTATATCTGGGTCCTTTTCCGATAACATTTCGAGCATTGTAATACCTAAGTTGTCCTCGATAATAAAACGGGATGATAAGGTACCCATATGTCGTACCCATTGTTCCATATCCGATACCACATCTTGAAAACTTCTCGAGGTTAAAGCCGCGTTTCTTGATATATCCACGAATGCTTTTTGCAAGTTGGCTGTCTCCGAGCGAAATATTTCTAAATCCATCTGGGAGATATACGGGCTTACTTTCGGCAAGTTCGATTTTCTCTTCCTTAAACTGTAGTTCATCAAATTGCCCATTGTTCAAAAAATTAATTAGTTCATGGTACTCAGTAAATCCTTCTATGTCCATTATTAGTTGAGCAGGAGAAGGATGGGCATTACATCTAAAACAATTGGTTCTATACATAGAAAGGTTAACTCCCAACTTCTGTTCTCTCCCGCAATATGGGCAAGTGGGAATGCGTAACCATCCGTGCTTATAATCGAATGCTCCCAATCGTTTAATAAAGTATGTCCTTAGTCTAGATTTAAACTGGTTTGTTATTTTCATATCTTTTCTTCCCGCATATATTACAGTAATACTCTACATGACGTTTCTCATAATACTGGGCTTTCCTTCTCCCGCCTTTCTTAGAAAAAATTGCCCTACGAGGTCTCTGTTTAATAAACTCAGTCCAATGAACTGCTGCCCATTCATGATAACCCAACTTACATCTAAATGTCCCCAGTAGTTCTTTCCCTTTTCTTAGAATCCGCATCCGGGTTAGTATTCTTTTTAAATTGTTCATCCAACTTACTACCATATACTTCATCATATTGTTTACGTTGTTCCCTTGTAAATTCCGTACATCTTTGCCTTTCGACATCGCATTTGAATAATGCTCTACCGGAAGGAAGACCATCCCTTTGTACTACTATCTCAGCTCGAAGGATATTATCTTTTTCTTCTTGCTCAGTAGAGTTAAGACCCATGATAACCTGGGCATTACGAACGATTGCAATTGAACCAGATATATCATTCTCATCATACCGAGTAAGCCTATGCTTTTTACCTTCACGAGTAATGTGATGAGCAGTCCATATAATGTCTAAATGTAATTCCTCTGCCAGATTCTGAAGGTCTACATATACATTAGATATTCTTTCAAAATCTTCCCTATCCCCCGCTATTGATGCAAGTTTACCAGCGTAGTCAACCATAAGAACTTTAATATCAATCCCTTGATTACGAAGCTGAATTATCTTCTCTCTTATATAAGTGGTATTAGTAATCATCGCTGGTACACGCTCAACTACTAATTCAACTCCAAACCTTGCAAGTTTCCTTAAATGCTTTGCCTCAAGTTTATCATATTCACCCGAGTATAATTCCTTCTTGGTTTTATTAATACTGGATTGAATGAAACGGTCCATGATTTGTTCTTGACCATTTTCCGTATCAATATATAATACTGACTTCTTCATTCTGAGATAACCTCTTGCAAGGTTTACCATAAAGAAGGTTTTCTTTGCCTTGGGTTTATCTAGTATCACATTAACAGAATGCTCTGGATAACCTCCTGCATTAGTTAGTTCATTTAATTGCCTAAATGGGCAAGGTATAACTGAAGGTTCTGATTGTCTTCTAAACTGTCTCTCAGTAATATCCCGAATCATATATAAGGGTTCATCCTCTTTCTTAGGTTTACTTTTCTGAAGTACCTTTTCAATCTTCCTCGAATATTCTTCGTATTGTTCGAAATTATCCAAATCGAAAGAATCATTTAAGTTCTTCATCTCAACATAGGTAGAGAACTGATATATCTTTTCTTTTATGTAATCAGAATCCGATAGTGGTATATGATAGAGATTACTTATTAGTTTATTGATATTGGGTATATCATCTTTAGTTACCAAATCCACATAGGTTTTAGATTCTAGTAACTCTTTTAATACTTCCTTTAGAATATTCTCAGAGGGCATTCTGCCTTGCTTCTTAAAATATTTTGATATACCCTCGAAGATAAGGGAGTGTTCTATGAGAACCAGGTAATTGGATTTAATCCTTTTGAGTACTAATCCTCCTTCCTTATCTTTTAAAACAAACCTGAGTATTTCGAATTGAAACTCAGGAGAAAAACTGAACTTGATGTTGTCTTTAAATTTCTTCATATCTATATTGCAATATTATATAAACTAATAGATTTTGATAGTACCGAGATAGTTCTAAGTATGTTGACATCTATCTAGAAACTACTAATCCACTACCTTAAGCTCCCGAATATTTAATATTATTATTTTATATAAGAAAAAATACTTATATTTGCATAACGAATATTTAAAAACATGGGAAAAAGTAAAGGAAATAACGGTTCAGAGCTTCATCGATTAAAACCTATGCAAGAATATGATGAAGCTACTTTCAACAGACTTTATAAAGTTTGTAAGCCAGTAATTAGAAACCTTACCAGACAGATTGATTATAAACGGTTTAATCTTACACCGGATATTATCCAATCTTATTTCTGGGATAAGATGTTATTTGTTTTCAACAAATACTATGGTGAATGTACTGAAGAACATCTTAAAGCAAGAATCCTTGCATCACTTAGTACATTCAAAAATAAATTGCTTCGTTCTGCATACGGAGAACAAGCCGAGTATAATCAAAGTCTCTTTAAACTCGATGACTTATTTGATAATGATAAGGAATTAGAGGATGATAGTGAAGAAGAGAAAGCTAAATCTGAAATGCTCGATATGATGTATACTTATATGAAGGATAAGCTTTCTCCAGATGCCTATCTTTTGTTTGAGGTATTAATTACTCCTCCTCCTTTTATTAAGGAAAGACTCGAAAATAGTACTCGTATCACTAATATAATGCTTATCGAATTTTTTGAAATGCCTAAGACTAACGAATCCATGAGATATATCTCAGAGCTTAGGCAAGATATCCAATATTGGGAAGACCGAGCTAAAGAAGAACTTAAGTATTAACACAAAAGAAAAGGGACGTTTCCCAACGTCCCTTTCCCAAATGAGTGTTTTTTACTATGCAAAACACAGATTGTAAACGAATGTTTACTCTTAAACAATACAAATAATACACATGAGTTTTAATACTACTAAATAACTAATAAACAACTTTATGATGATATTTTTTGGATATATCGTAATGTAATAGTCGGTGGCAATTTTTCAATATCCAAAGTTTCTACAGAAGTTTCTTGTAAGAAAGATTCCCCTAATAGGTTCCAGCTTACTACGATAGCACCATCTTGAATACCCTTGGTAGGAGTTCCTCTACCGAAATCTCCATTCAATCCTGTCTCCCTATTAAAGAAAGATTGAGGACGAACGTTCTCCCAGTTATTGGCATCATCTTGTTTACCTTTAGATACACCAAGAGCATGCCTATGCTTAGGAAGGTCATCACCTTTAATAGAGATTAAGAAATTACCCTTAGTTGGTGTATAGTAATCTCCAACATTCTGTAACATTACTTCATCCCCAATTTGAACACCTCCAGCTTGGTAACCAATAACTATTCTACCAGCTGCCTTAGTATATTCTGCCCAACCATCGGGTATTACATCGGTTTCCCAAAGAATAATAGAACCGATTGGTAAGTTAGCAGTACTCAGAGATTCAGAGAATTCTTTTCTGATAGCCTCAATTTGACTATCAATGTATTGCTTGATATTTAACTTAGTACCCGATTCATCTACTACTGGAAAGCCTGAATTTATATGTTCTACTCTTTTCACTGATTCTTTCATCATACTCTGGGCAGCAGTAGTATAAGGGATTTCTTGGAACTTACCCTGATAGGGTACGATAGCAAAGTTCTCATTTCGTTTAGTCATTGCATCAGTACCCTTACCATATACTCCGATAAGAACAACGGAAGTTTTATTATTAGAGTAATAAGGGCAAGCACTCTCTACCATCTCTAGAAGATTGCTATAGGTCATATCGTAATTAGAATATACATCATTATTAATGATATCCGGTGTACGATTCTCTTCGGCAATCGGATAATAAATATCCAGAGACTTTTTAAACAAGGTGTAGAAGCTTTCGGAAGATTCATTCCAATAAGCTACGAAGTCTACTGGATTATCTACAGGTTCGGAGATAGTAGTGTGTACTGCAAAGAGTAATACCTCTTCCGTTGAACCTTGGGTACCTTGGATGTTCTCAATGGTAATAGTTTGTTCATCAGATATAAATACATACCCATCCCTTGAAATACACCCAAAGTTTACATCTGGCAATTCTCCATCTTCTGAAGCCTTTGCCATATACCTTGCCATAATCCTATCCTTGATTACATTGGCATACTTACTTCCAGCAACTCCCTGAGGAGATACCACTAACTTGTTACCATTTATGGTAGCTGAGCCAAATCCACAGAATGGTCCTAAACCAGAAGGAGCAGCAATTGCCTCTGCTGCTTCCTTTGATTTAATAATACCTTCATACTTAAAGTACGTCTTCATTGTCCTTAGTATTTTTAAATTGATTTTTCTGTTCTGACATATCTTTAAATGCTTCACCTACATCCTTGAACTTGAGGGTTAACAATTTAAAGAGTATTCTCCATATACTGTACCGTTTCTTAATACCATGTATTTCACAGATGTGTCCATATATACTATCTACTTCGAAACAGTAGCATATTACCATAATCGTTATTGATACCACTATTGGGTTCATCCCATAGGGTTCCCCAATAGCTTTACCAAGTACAGCACCAAGTAGAACATAGCAGACATAATCTACTATCTTGTTTAGAGTTCTTCTTCCAGCTCTAGATTTTCGAATTTCGATTTTCTGTAACCTACTTGCAGATAACCCAAACCATAAGTCTGATAGGATTAGAATTATTGCAAGGATTATCATCCATCTCAAATCATACAAGATTTGTGTACACTCTCCCAATATACCCACAGTGAATGTCTTGAATAAAGACTGAGTTGTGGTCTCTGTTATTCTATCGATTGTTGAATTTATCTTTATCATTGTTCTACTATTTGCCAAGATTGATTACTGTAAGTTGTAATGGTAAATGTTTTCTCTGAGAGGTCATCATGTTCCCATTCTAACTTTTGAGGACTAACACTTAAAAGGTCTGCATCTACTACGGTGAACTTAGTTCTCTTAGAAGTATCTGCCACTGATTCGAATATATACTCTCCAGCTTGTGCAGTTACAAATTCATAACCAGCACCACCTGCGTCATAAGTAGTTACTTTACCAACTTCCCTTATTCGACTATCGAAATCAGGTTTATTAGAAGTACACTTGATTAAAGTAGATACTTGTTTAACATTCCCCTTTAGTTCTGCATAAGTAGGAGTACAAGAAATCTCGATGATTGTAGGATAATCTTCCAGTATTACTTGACATCTTAATGAAGAACCATCATCTGCCACAAAGGTATAAGTCCCAGCTTTGGTAAGAACAATTTCCTCATCAAGGTTATAGGTTTCCCCGTTCTCATCACAGGTAGCAGTACCACTTACATTGACCCCATTTTTCATTTCCTCAAGATGGAACTTACAAGCAGACTTCTCATCCAGTAATTGGTATACTGCATAAGTATCATCTATCTGGTCTTCTGGTAATGCCCAGTTGGGTTCTTTCCAATGACTGTCTGTAGCATCCGAAGGTACTATCTTTAATTTATTCTGATATACTACTGGAGAATTATTAACTACCAAAGTAGTCTTAGCAGTAGGGTAAGCTACAGACTGGAAGGTATAAGTCCCTGCCCTATTTGCAGTATATACATAACCATTCTGAGCATTAAAGGTTTCCCCAGTTTCAATTACCCTTACTCTATAATCATCCCCATTACCAGAAATACGTTGTATCTTTACTGTAGCTTTTGCAGAGCCATTGAATAATGTAACTGTTGGTGGGCTAACCGTAATTCTATATACTGCAGTCTTACCAGATACTACTTCGAATATACCTACACCTTCATCGGTTTCCCTTTTATCCAGTGTACATTTAAACTTATAAGTACCATAACTATTAGCAGTAAACTTATCACCGTTCTTAAACAACTTAGTATCACCAATTAGCCTACAATATAGTTCACCAGTAAATGATTCTGGGTAATTCGATTCGATGGTAAGAGTGGTAGTAGCATCCTTGATACTTTGCTTATCCCCAACTCTAAATTCAGAAGGTGTACATCTTACCTTATATGTAATCTCTTCTCGAGTTACAACAAAGGAAGTTTGCTTTACTGGGAACTCTACAATCTCAAAGATGTAGGTACCAGGCTCTGAAAATTCCCAAGTTGAGCCAGAGACTTTCACTATATCAGTACCGGATAATCGTACATTACAGGTTTTCACGGTACCCTTATAGGATACGTTTGCCCTTACTACTGTACTTACTTTTAGGTTAGTAGGAGTTATCTTTCCAGTAATAGGGTCACAAGTAATAGAATATACTCGATTATAAGATTCTTGATTAACCGTGATTTGAGTTACCTTAGTAGGGTCTCCCACACTTCTAAAATAATAAGTACCTGCTCTGGGTATATTAAAAATGGAACCACTTTCGTGTTTAGTGTAACCCCAATTTATATTATCACTGGATATCTGATATCTTAGGTCGGCATTTATCCAATCTGAAGTTACAGTTACCTTTACCGGTACTTCATATACCTCTGAAGTAATAAGATTGGGTTGGTCCGGATTTACTAACTCAGCTTTAATTGTATACCCATCATTTACGGTAAACCCATATTGAATATCGAAAGATACATGATAGGGTATGAATCTTTTAAAGAAAGCCTCTACGGCTTCTCTAAATTTTCTGAAAGCTGCCGAGTTCGAAGTATATCCATGACCGGTAAGTCTAAAGGTTACCGGTATACATTGAGAACAATCGAAAGTATTATCATAGGTATACTTATCGTCATAATGGTAATACTGGTCAAAGTGCGGATTACCTTTTACCCAACCATCATAACTATCAGCCTTTGCAGGGTCAGTTACTACGCAGGTTAACCCATACAGCCTCATCATTATTTCGAAGAACTCAGAGGTACCTCTTATTTTAAAAAGAGATATCGAATACTTCAGGATGTTTCTTACTTGAGTACTGGTTAAAGTAAAGGGTCCCTCCTTTGGTATTATCCAAAGCTTAGATAACTCTTGGAGTTTATCATCGGAGTAGAACCCATTAAAGTACTCTGCCCATTTCTGTGCATCTATAGTGTTCCCATAAGCAAAGGGCATTTCTCCGAGGAATTGCCAAAGGAAATTGAGATACATATCCGGAGCCTTATCTATATCGATAATGTCCAAGATATTCTCAATATCCTTTGTAATGTAATCTTCAAAATGCTCTCCACAAATTTCTAGAAACCTCTCTAAGATGCCTTTGCCATTTACCTTATAGGTATCTTGAGCTTTATACTCGAATGGCAAAAAGTCGATTAGATTTTTGAGGTTTATCATTATACAATTTCTTTTACGGTTAAAGTCAATTGTGAAGCATTTTCGAATACTGGTAAGTTAAAACCGGGGTCTTCATAATCATGGTTAGGTTCTGATACCGTAATAGAATACCGATAGCCCGATTGATAGCTGTTGTTCTGAATGTCCAAAGAGAAATCAAAACCATTAGCTTTATCGATAATCTGGATAGAGCTACCAACTGAGCCAGTAGTTACATAACCATTTGATACCGAACGTACTGTAAAGGTAGTTGAGGAATTGAAGGTTATGTAGTAGGTCATAGAACCCTTTGCCTTGTTTAATTTAAACTGGCCCAGGTTTAATTCTTTATTACCATAGATGGTAGTAGGCCAAGGTTTAATATAGAACTTAGTAAGGTGAAGGTAATCTACTGTTGATAAGTTATCTATTAGGGCATATATATCCGATAACCTTACGCTTCCTCCTATCTGAGCTTGCTCTGGAGAATAGGCATTGTATAATGCTGTAAGAATTTGAGTTTGTATCTCTGCAGTCTTATAAGACTTCTTACCAGTAACTTCCATCTCTAGAATAATCTGAACCTTGCCTGCAGATTTAACCTTCAACCATGTGGTCATAGGAGCTCTTTGAGATAATAGATTGTATACCCTATTGATTAATTCAGAAGAAGCAACAGCTCCACCATCGGGGCTAATATATACTGTAAGCTTTCTACCGCATTCATAATCGGCTTTAGCTTTGTTTACCCCATCAACCAACATGGCCAAACTTTCGAAATCCTCTTTGGTAATTGCTACTCCCAAAGTCTTTACACTCAAAGGTATATGTTCTTTGAGCATTGTAAAGTTTTCATAGTTTGAACCACCTCCGGCATCGTAAGCATTATTTACGGTAGCATCAGTAATTGAAGAAGAGATTACTGAAGGTACAGAAGTAATAGTATTACTCTTTACATTACCCTGAGTACCATTAGTTAAATAGAATACTACATTGGTTATCTTTGCACCTGCAGCGGGTTTCTTACCAAAGGTGCCATCTCCAAACATTATATAGGGGCTTAGAGATTCATCTACTGAAACCATGAAATGTTTATCGGTAGGTTTAGACTTTGCAAAGGTATCTACTAATACCCATGTTTCCCCACCTATCTGTAATGACATAGAGCCTTGTTCGTAATACTTACCATTGGGTAGAGTACCCAGATGAATTATAACTCTATCTCCAGTGGGTATTACCATATTATTGAGAGCGCTTGCAGTATACTTCTCATGTTGTATAATTGGTACTTTACAAGTAGTTACATTTGAATACCAAGTTACGTCTCTAGCAGATAACCAGGAATTACCACTAGAATCTGTAAACAGAGTACCTTGAGGTATAGTTAATTTAGCTCCGATAGAATTACCAGTAATACTTCTGGATAAGATTACATCTACTGTAGCAGCAATTGCTGCTCGAGCATGATAATCTACCAAAGCCCCATGTTTAACTACCGAATCATACCTTCTTGCCGTAGATAGGAAAGTTTCCCTTGCCATGTTATCTACATAGTAGTGAAGTACTTCGGCAATTGCCGCAAATAATGAGAGGATGATAATTAAGATGTTCCCCTCCGAATAATCCGTTATGAGTTTCTGACCTTGAGGGTCTTTGAGTCCCATAAGGGATTCAACCAGCTTGGCCTTAATCTGTTGATAAGACCTCTGGTATGGGTTAAGCCATTTATTTGTGATTCCCATATTATTGTGTATTTAATGAATTATCCGACCGGTCATAGGTGATATCAAGGTACTGACTAGAATTTGTTCCATTTACTACATATGTTACTTCTATGTGTATTTTTGCATCAACTCTAGTAACTGTGATATTTTGGAAGGTTATCCTTTGTTCCCAAGCACCTATGGCTTGTTTTAAAAACTCTTTAATTATAAAACTTAGGGCTTGTGAGTTTGGCTCCTCAATACATTGCCATAATTTACTACCAAAGTTTTCTTGTCGAAATCTCTGGCCTATCATGTAATATAATATCGAACTTATATTATCTCTGATAAGTTTAAAATCCCCATTTACTGGGTACCAACCTCTTTCACCCTTTTCATTAGTTGTAAGTTGGATAGGATAAGTTACACCTATACCAACTAAGTCTGTAAAGTAATTCTTTTCCATTAGTGTATGCAGGTTTTATCCTCATAATCGTCTACAACGAATTGTGAGAAAGGTTTAATTACTTGAGTTAAAGTTGGACCCGAAGAACCTGGTCCAGTAGTTACACCTGAGTGTACATGAGAATTGAACATACTACGAAGTTGTTCTAGTTCTTTAATGGTTTGGTTTAATTTTTCGGTTAATTGAAAAATATTGATTACTCCACCATTTTCTCCAGTATTAAGTATCACGGAATCACCAGAAGATATGTTTATATCTCCATCGGCATTTATTACTATTTCTTTCTCTGAACGAACATTTACAGGTCCATTGAAATGTAAATTGAGTTCTCCGTTATCATCATCTATTACTATTAAGTTTCCTTCGGGAGTAACTATCCCCATTTTATTGGAACCATCCAGAGGTTGGGGTATTTGACTCATTCCCCAACCATGGTATTCCCAGAGAGGTTTAGTTGGGTCCCCAAATTCAAAAGTAACAAATACCGTATCTCCCACTTTAGGGGCTAAGAATTTGAAACCAGAACTAATTGAACCATGTTGTCCTTTAGGATATGCCCAAGCAAATACTCCACCCATTACCTCTGGAACACATACCTTTACCCTGTTCATATGTTTCTCTACATCGTTATTATCAATAACAATGCCACGATAAACAGAGTAATACCGACCAAGACCCTCTAAGCCTTCGTCGGTTATTATCTTTGCTGTTTCGTAACTCATAACCTTATTTTTCTACATAGATTTGACTTGCAATTCGCTTATGCCTTTTAGCTATGTCTCGGTATACTCGATTAGCTATGGCCATATAATTAAACTTAACCCCATAATCTTCAGGCACTTGGATTTGTTTAACTGATATCTTACCAGGAATTAACTTACCCTTAGAGGTAACTGTATTACCTGTAGATAACACTATACCCTCTGCCAAGGCTTGGGGATTATCGGCATTTACTTCAGTATAATAAGCCTTCTTTCGAATAAACTCAGCTTGACCCTTGATATCAATTATGTCTCCCTTATCATTCAAGAAATGTTCATTATAGTATACTTTCTCATTATAAGTAAAGTTAAGATTAAGATTCTGAGAAGTACTTAGGGCTTTTTTATCTTGCCCCTTTTTAGTTTTAGCATTAGCTTTAGCATCATTAGCTACAATATTTTGAGTAGATAAATCAGTCTTAGAAGTTACAGAACCTGATTTAGAATTATTCTTTACTAATTCCATATTAGTTATATACCCTTGACCGGCATCCATAGAATGAGTACACTGTTTTATATACCAAAGCCCTGACCAACGTTTCCCTACATTATCTATTCGGATTATTTGGGAAGTTGCTAGCATAGGTCTACCCACTACCTGAAGTTGACATACTAATCTTTTCTCAGTTTGCTTTAAACCACCATTGGCATTAGCATTAGCTGCCCAAGCATACTTATCGGCACCACCGTATCTACTAAATAAATTATGGTAAAGTTTATAAAGAGGTACCTTGAGATTTACCCTTTTCATATGTCTTACCTTAACCCTCTTACCATATTGACCTTGGCCATAACCCTTAGTAGTATCAACTTCCATATCGGATAATACTTCAGTATATGGGTCTTTCTTTAAAGCTTCGAAACCTCTCTCTGAAGCAGGTAATATTCCAGCTTGAAAATTGATACCAGAAGCTATACCCGCTCCTGCTTGTTTAGAGGTATAACCCTCTGGGTCATAATCTAAGGGGTCTACATACTCTTCTACCATAAATTCCATACCATCTTCATCTTCGAAAAGATACATTTCGCATTCTAATAGCTTCTTAAGATTAGCTTCTAATTCTTTACCATTCTTAGAATTTCTTAGCACTTGTTTAAGGGCATTCTTCTTATCGTCAGGTAACTCATTAGCTGCTTGATTAATGGTAGCTCGTACTTCTTCGGTAGACATTTCATCGAATTTTCTTTGCTTACCTGCTTCATAAGCACCTACTGGACCCACTGCTTCATATTCTTCTACTCTCTTTTTATATTCTGCAGTTTTTTCCATGTTATACTGAAGCTGAGTGTCCCAAGCATCCATTACCTCTGTAGGAGTAGTAGGATGACTTCTATAATCTTCAAACCCATTGCCAGTAATATTAGACACCATAAGGTTATCTACCTGAGCCACAGGAGGTCTTAAAGCTAATGGAGGTTTATCCTCTGGCTCATTTATATTAGTTGATAATACCGATAAATCTTTACTATCTGGGTCTAGAGATGGAGCTAATACTGCTTTAACTCTTTTAGTTATTTTCTGAGTAGCAAAAGATACTCTAAGTACTTCCCCATTCTCTCCTTGATATGTATAAGTACATACCGGTTCTTCATGGAATTTCCGATTATGTATATAGATAACACCATCCCTTGAATCTACATACCAAGGCCCATTAGTGTACCCTTTCATCTTCTGTTCTAATTGAACTAAGACGTTCTTACCCACCAAGCCAAAGTCACTATCAATCAAAGCTTTCAAATCTTCTGGCATAGCTACTTCAGCTATCCCACTGTATTTGTTAGCATAGAGTACTTTACCAGTAGTAGTACGGGTATTCTCTGTAGGTACTTGTAGTGACTCGTATACTTTATTACTTATTATCTGTTGTTCCATTACTGAAATATTTCTATGATTACACCAGTAGCATTCCCACAACCATTGTCTAAATAGGTAGATAATTTATAACCTTCCATGTCCGAATGAACATAAGCAGGCTGATATCTTAAATCCCCTGAAGAATCAATGCACTTAATAGTTACATGAGTACCTGTAGAATCGAATACGGCTTCGAACTCTCTTACCTTAATTATTTTTATGGGCCCAGATATGAATTGGCCATCGGGATATATGTAACCCCATTGAAGGCATATCTGTTGGTTCTCCTGGATATCAGCAATGTCTACTGTATCAGGATTACCCGTATCAAAAGTAAGAGTAGCCAAGTTTTCTTTTTCTTCATCATATCTATAACTCCAGGTACTTATATACGCTCCAAGGGGTATACCTGTAATGGGATTCATTATAGGCATACCTCCAAAATTGAAAAGGGCCAAATAAGGTTGACCCATTCCATTATATAATATAGGTTTCTGTTTAGCTGCCATAAGTCGGTATTCTTATTAGAGTTCCCATTTCTAATTCCTTAAAAGGATTCAGTATCTTATTAGCTTCAGCTATAATGTACCACTTACCAGAATCACCATAGTACCTGAAAGCAATGTTCTGCAAGGTTTCCCCATCTTTAACGGTATGTTGAATATCGTTAGAGGATTCCGGTACTACTGGAGGTTTAGCTTCTAAGGAATAATCCCCATCGTTATACTTCAGAGCATAGGCATTATTATATGGGCTAGCCCCCTTTAGATATTGGTTAACATCAATCATATTTAATACCCCCCGTCTTTTTAAGTGAATCAGAATTTATAAAATCTCCATAGGATAAGTTATATGCACTTACTCTCTTGAAAATTAATTCTTGAGTTGCTGCTGCAGGCAATAACCTACCATTACCAAAAGTAGCTGGCTTTCCTGGTACCCTTACTCTATAACCATTCTGGAAGTTCTTCAGAGTATAAGTTGCTGAAGTAAGAATGTAGTTGTGATTATCAAATATACCGGAATCCCCCCACTCAATCTTAACAATCGGAGGAGCAGCCTGGTAACCATTAGATTTAGACCATGCTTCTAATAACCTACATTTATTGATTACCTCTTCAGGATTTTCTGGGTCATTACAGTACCAAGACACATTGAATTGAATGATGTCTTCAGCACCAGTAAAGTGATACATTGGTACATTGCGGCCCATTGATTTAATGGTTGCCCATGTAGTTTCTCCCCTAAAGTCCAATTCTGGAGGTCTATTCTGTAGGGTAATATATTGAGTAGGGTTAACAGTCATGTTATATATCCTTACCTCATTCTGATATATAACATCTGCTTTAGCCTCAAAGTTTCTGTAATTAGTGGTATTCTTATTCCCTTTTGCTGGGTCTACTCCTTCACCTTCTTCTAATCTCGGAAATTGTAATTCCATTCTCCATTTAGCTTGGAGCTGTTTATTTATAACTGGGTTCTTAGAGGATATCTGAGCTTCTCCCATTACCCCATTTGGAGTATAGAGTTTACCCTTTGGAGCATCATCTTTCGGGAGAGGTGAAGTAACTCGGTTAAGTAATATCCGAGCTCTCCATAGCTTATTTAAGGGACCAGTAAGAACACCTGCCGTATCTCTTGTAAGGTCATTGTACTTTTCAACAACCTTACCTGCTGCTTTATTTAATACTCTAGCCATAGTGTTTTAGTTTTATATTCCCATTACAAATGCTGCTCCAGTAAAATCTTGTTGAGAACCTGGAGCATAATCACCAACTGCTTGACCATCTACCGAGATATTGATACGAGAATCTCTCATACCTTCTTTAATAGCTAACCTAACAGCATTAATAAATCTCTCTTCATTCTGGGCTCTAATGGTAGTTGGGTCTTCTTTCTCTTTATTCTGAGCTTCAGTATTCCTATCTACTGAATTACTAAGGTAACTAATACCCTCAATTAATAAAGGAAGACCTACAGCAATTGCTAATCCCCAGGGTCCACCGAGTAATCCCATAAGTCTACCACCTATAGAGGTTAAACCTTTTATAGCACCTTGCCTAGCCACTTGACTACCAACTTGGGCACCTGCTCCAGCTAAAGCCCCTCCAGCTAAATTACCCGCCATAGTAGTTGCTAATGGTACTCCAGGATTTGGTGTCTTAACATATCTTCCGGTTTTAGTGTTATAAAATCTACCAGCAGAATTCATACCAATACCGCTTGACATCATTTGGAGTTGAACCATGGTTCTCATAAGGTTAACCATCCTTACCATGTGTGCTTCCATGATAGCAAATTGGGTGTTCGTCTTAATAGCTGCTGCAGACATACCTTCAGTAGAAGCCGTGGCAATAGTTTGTAAATATCCAACCGACCTTATAATACCTCTCACAGTATTAAACCCTGCAACGATGGTACCAACTACTACTGCTGTAGCCCCTACTCTAAGAGCAAAGCTACCAGCCCAAGTTTCGGAGATAGAATTTATTACTTTGATGATAGAATTACCCACATTGAGTACTGGGGTAAATATTCTACCCAAAGCCGCTCCTGCAGTAACGGTTAAGTTTTCTAAACTCGATTCGAATTGGTCAATAACACCCGCATCAGTTTTAAGACGTTCTTCATTAAGTCGATTTACTGCTCCCATGTTTTGATCATAGGTTGCAAGTATCTTACCCATCTTATCTCTACCAGAAGCAATATCTCTAAGTACTGGAAGCATGCCTCGATTACCACGAACACCAAAGATATTGAAGAAGGTTGGTGTTTCTATCCGTGAAGGTAAGTCTACTGCCGCCTTGGCAAATTTCTGATAGATAGTGTAAAGATCTATAAGGTTACCCTGAGCATCGAAAAACTCATCAGGACTTAAGCCCAAGTCTGCTAAAGCGTTATAGCCTTTCTTTTTTTGGTTAACAAGAGAGAGTTGTAAGTAACGAATCATATTAGCCAGAGAGGTACCTGCCATAGAACCTTGTATACCCATATCTCCCAATACACCGAGGGCAGCAGCCGTTTGCCGAAGGTCTACTCCAGCAGTTGCCATATCTGCTCCTGCATAAGATATGGACTGGGCTAAGTCTGTCAAAGATATATTTGCATTAGTAACTGCAGTATATAAGTCATCGGTTACTCTAGCGGCTTCTCCCATTGGGATTTGGTACATTGACATGATATTAGTTATCAAGTCAGCTACACCACCTTTCTGTCCCACTGGCATTGTAAAGATTGAAGCCAGCTTAGATGCTGGCCCAATCATTTCCTTAATAGCATCGAATTTATTACCTGCCATAGCCAGGTACCTTTGTCCTGATGCAACATCCGAAGCAGTAAGGGGAGTTATCTCATTGACATCCTTTGCCAATTGTAACATCTCCCTTTGTTCTGCAATGGTAGCACCAGCAATTTTCGAAGCAGTCCAAACTTCATTCTGAACACCCGCAGAGTATTTATAGGCCCTTGCCATTCCCCCTACGAGCTGCATTCCGAAGTCCATTGTATTAGAAGCTGACATCTGTATACCCCTATTCCAGGTATTCATATCATTCATCATTGTTCTGAATGACCCAGATATCTTGCCAGCCTCCTGAGAGAATCGGTCTTTTAAAACCATGGCAACACCGACCTCTACTATACTCCTACTGGTATTCATAATTTATTTTCTTTTCTTTAATTGTTTATAATATTGTTCGGCCATTTCCTTAAATATTTTCCTGATTCTATACGGAAGACGTAAAAAGCCGAAATAGTCTAAGGCTATCTCGGCTCTGGTGATATAAACAAAATCACTCTCTAACATTACTCTTCCGTCAGGTAGAAAAAATTCGGTGCCCAAACTATAGGATAAGTTCTTTCCTCTCCAGTGGTTGGATTAGTGATGTGAGACTCGCCTTTGAAAATTGGGTCCATAGATAAGATATACTTTCTCATCTCAGCCATATCCTTTGCAGTAAATGGGGTAAAGTTTTCTACCTTTTCCCAACTACCATCAACCTCTAAGTAAAGGTTCCGACAAAGAAGAGGAGCATTCTTAGTTTGTTTATCCAAGGGTAACTTCATAAACTCTTGTTCTCCCTTACCAGTCATACAATCAAATTTGATTTTCTTGCCCGATGAAAGAAGATATTCATGACCGGTTAATTGAATACCCTTTGGATAATAAGGGATGGCATCTGGTTTTTCATCAAATACCCTATTATCAGTGGGTACTTCTGAATAATCGAAAAGGAACTCATGAAGGTCTTGGCCATAAGTAACTTTACCACCGTTCTCTTTACCCCAGTCATATTCAAATTCTACTTCCTCTCCCAGTGAGAATATACGAGAATTGAAAATAATTGCATAGCGGTCATTGACTGGTAGATTGAGAGCATCATCAACGGTTAGCTTACCGTTAGGAGTGGCATTAGTTCTAATTACGATTGCTGCAATGAACTTGGTAAGGTTCATTAAAGTTTTCATGTCTGAAAGGTTACTGAGAATGTCTTCATCGGCTCCATTCTGTTCTCTAATTTCATATTCGAAACCAGAGGGTCCGGTAAATCTAAATGTTCTAAATTCCATAACTTTGATATATTTAATGTTTACAAATGTTCATAGTACTCCGTATAACAACAAGAAAGGGGTGAGCTCCTATCACAGGAATCCCACCCCTCCACCGAATCTTAGTGAAAATAGACTAAGGAATTAGTATTTGTCTGCAGTACCCACCGAGAACTCTATGGACTCAATGGTATTCTCTGAAGCCATTCTGTCCAAGTCTAAGCCGGTAATCTTACATGGCCATACCTCTTCGAAGACATGGGTATTAAGAACTGAGACTCCATCTTCGGCAAGTTCGTTTACAATTGCCGTTTCCCAGTATTGGCTTGGTACTAAACCACCACCAACTATGTGGTCCTGGCAAGAGTATAGCCAATCATGAAGCCATGTATCGGAACCTGCAGTAGTCATAAGTTTCTCTACGATAAGATTACCTATAGTAACCCTACCTGCAGTTTTAACGTCTCTATTGACGTCCCCATGAGCAACCTGGTCAATCTCAATATCAGGCAAAGTACAACTTTGGAATAGATAAGTATTGATAGGGTGTTTGGGGAACATGATACTCCACAAGAATTTCTTCCGTGGATTTTTTACTTTTGCTCCCATCGTTATATGTTTATAGGTTATTACTTGTTTCTACGATTGATACAGATTTGGATGCCGCATCAATTACAATCTCCATAGTTACTTCTTGCATAGGAACTACATCCTTATACTTAAGGATAGCACGGTACTTACCTTGACGGGCATCTGCCTCGGTATTAATTGAAAGGTCATCCCAAGAAGTTGCATCTTGGTCACCCATCCAGGTATACTCGGTCATGGCATCTTCATCTACCAATGAATCCAGTGTAGGTTTAACCTCCAACCAGATTCTCTTCCAAGTACTCCAAACGTTTGGTTCTTCGATATATTTGTTGAGTACCGGGCGAAGGAACTTCTTCAGGTAAAGGTTCAGTCTTACGATTGAAAGGAATCTTTCAGAATCCTGTTTCACTTGAGAAGAGAAGCAATGCCATAGCATGGTTTGCTTACCTGCATCTGGAGTATCTTTGATTACCATCTCATTGATATAATTCTGAGCAAGAGTGTTCAGTTCGTTATATCGAGAAGGAGAACCATAGTTGGGGCATACTGGACCAACTGCATCTCCAATAACCCCTCGGTTCATACCAGCAAAGGATTTCCAAGGACCATATTGAGTAGCAGAGGCATCTCCCAAACCAACAATAGTACCCACTACATCGGAATCCTGAAGATTACCGTTTTCGTTGTAGTACTTAAGTCCACCACCAAAGTAGGCAATGTACTTAGAGTTACCTACAGTACCAAGGCAAGTCTGTACCCAAGTTACCTGAGCTTTGTAATCTCTTGCCTGAGTACCTTGAGTATAATGGGTTAAATGTTTGGGAACTTCGATATACAGTACCCATTCCATCAATTCCTTTGCCATATCTGCAGCAGCCTTATATACCTTGAGTACATCTGAATCGGTAGTAAGGTGTTGAGAGATATGTGAAATAAATAATTGGTAGAAGTCGGTGTAATCTTTTACCAAATCCAAGGAAGTAATCCATTCTTCGGCAGTTGGAGTGGAACCTGCACTACCGATAGTACCATTAAACAGTTTCTCTGTTTCGGAGGGTGCAGCATCTCCCACGGTAATAGTGATAGCATTCTTAGTACCATCAATATCATCGGTAAGCCACTTAATTAGGTTTTCAAAAGAGGAACCTGCAGTAATTACCGGCTTAATATATTCCGAGTTCTTAGCAAATGCACTAAGAGCAAGGTAATCTACCGAAGTGTTATTGTTATCATCGGCAGTTTTGTAGGTTATTACTGGTCCCTGTTCAAGTACTTGCCCATTAGCTGAATATATTTTATAATACAAGGTATTAGCTTGCTTATAAAAACCAACCTGGAAAGTATTTGCACTACCAATTGGATCTCCATATCCCTTGGTTACTAATCCAAAACTATAAGTAGTACTACCAGATTTTAAAGTAATCAAAGCAGAGGGTTTAGCTGGGTCAGTTACAGCAGAAGCAACTGAGATTTCATCTTCTGAATCTTTAGCTTTTCTTGCCGCAGCCGGAGAAGCAGTTACTGTACCTTGAGTAGCTCCTTTGCCAAGTACTCGAATAACCCGAAGCTTAGAACCACCTTGCAAAGCCTTTTCGATATTTGATACAGAACCATCGGGTACAATTTCAGAACCATAGATTCTTTGGAACTGAGAGAATGTAGAGATGATTTCTGAAGGGTCATCGTATGGACCTTTAGTAGTTCTAGCCAATACACAAGAAACTCCTAACATGGGAGTAGTTTGAAGAACATTGTTGTTCTTAAACTTAAAATCAACATGAGGTGAAGTTGGCATAATTCTATTATGATTAAAGTTAATTACTCGTTTAATTTATACCCTAGAGTATTGTACCTATACCTTAGGTACTTTTAACTCTAGCATCTCATTTTCGTTTTGTTCTAACAATCCAATAAGAACCGATATATCCTTGATAGGTGTAAGAGTACCTTCTCCCAAAGCTTTTTCTGGAAGAATACCGTCCTTACATACATAGGTGTATACCTTCTCAAGTATACCATGCTCTACATCTGGATGGTCATAATAATTACCAATCTCAATGAATAGGTTTCCGGTGGGAGCAAGCCTGCCCTTTTCCCATTCCTCTAAATCATTGAAGTATGGTCTCACGTATCCTCTAGCAGGTAAGCCAGTATATAAGATTGTATGTAGCAATCTCATATCTGCTTGTGTTTGAGAAACCAGATGTACATCTATGGTAATATCCTTAGTTTCATAAGGAAACTCTGAAGCTTGGTAATTACCATCCTCAAGTTTATCACCAATGATGTATTTATTCACACCAATATCTCCAGCATAATAACCCTGTAGTTCTATGGTTATTCTTGGGAGAGTCTTTGGGCCTTTTACTTGATTATTCCCTATACCAAAAAGTGGTATAAACTTCTTCATACCTTTGATTGCCTCTTGAAATCTTTTTTCGTTTTCTTGAGACAAAGGTAAGAAGTCTTCTGGATTCAAAGTTAGACCCATTTCTAACATTGTACTTAGTAAAGAGATATAAAAAGTTCTCTCTACTATTTCTTCTGAGTTTACCATTAAAATCCTAATCTAATATTTAACTGAACACTTTGATTGCCATTGTCATTAATATAACCCTTATAAATTACCTGAATACCTCCAAAACCACTCATTATGGTTTGTAAATGACCAACACAATTTAATTCACTAACCCATTGAGTAGCAATATTTGAAGGATAATCGGTAAGCCATACTTTAAAGGGTATTGGTTCAGAACCAATACCTCCAGGGAATTGACCCTCTATTGTCTTACTTATATCGGTTATCTTAAATTGTTTTATAAATTTAGCAACTTGAATACCGTTGATAAGGTAGTACTGATAACCCTTTACATTACTAATCTGAGCAGTACTAGTATTTTGACCAAGATTTGGGAATGGTATATTCGGGGTTGGTTCAAAGCCATACTTAGTAGTTCTAGTACCTGGAGATTGAGTTATATTTAAAACTATCTCAGTGTTAGGTTCTTGCTGTGAGATAATCTTAACTATAGCAGTTCTTTCCAAGGGGTCATAGTTACTGGGGTTATGTTCTTGATTAGTAGATTTAGTTTTGATAGTAAGCTTACCTGCAGCATTAGCTTCCCCAATTTCTTGGGTTACCTCTAACCAATCGGATGAGCTTTCTAATTTCCAATCTACAGCACGGTATTCATCTTGAGGCTCATTATTTATAAACTTCTGTTGGTAACTATATACCCCTATTTCTAGAGTCTCACCCTTTTTAGTACCCTCGAAAGTATGGGAAGTAGTTTCTGGAGTGATACTAAAATAAGTTCCCCAGGTCTCTACTATTTTAGGAGCGGCCTTTTGTACCAGAGTTACTTCCCTTTCTACACCCTGAACTACTACCTTGAGAACCTGCTCTTTTATATTATTCATGTCTTCGTTTACTGCCTTAGGCTTTACCCTAATAGTTGCAGTACCAGTTCCTGATAGTGAAGATATTTCAAAATCTACTGCCATTATATAATCCTCCTTATTTCTTTTCTAACTTCATTACGTATTTCCTTTTGTAAGGCAGCTTTTCCACCAGCAGCCTTAAATGCAGGAGCCCAGAGAGGACGAGGTGGTAAATTACCATCTCTACTACCATACTCTAACATGATAGCTATCTGATTCAAAGTTTTTCTTGAAGTCTTACCCGTATAGGTAATCTTCTTGATTCCAATTGGCAATCCGACGAAAGTTCTTTTCTTACCTTTTACCAAAGTAACTGAACGAGCATATTGCCCCGTAAGATTTAACATGGTATGGTCCCCATATTTCTTTATGGTACCAGGAGCATGTGGTGGCCATGATACTCCTGAACCTCTTGGGGGAACACCCGTATTCAAACTTCGTCTTACTATACGAAGAAGTTGATTACCAAACTTTTCTGTACCTTTCGCATAGCCCTTGGTTAAGATACTTGGAGTTTTGGCAATCAACCTTTCTGCACGAGCTTGTTCTCGTTTATCTACGTATATTTCTAGAGGGCCAACTGGAGTCGATAGTGTAATATTAACCGACTTACTTGGCATAATTCTTACTGTTGTTTAGGTTTATCCAATCCCAGCTCCTGAGCAATTCTCTGTAACAGAGTCTCTTGAGTGGATATTCGTTGGTCCATGTATTGACGGAACTCCTCAAACCCTGGAGCAGGTTTACTTGGAGCAGAAGGTGATTGGTTAATTGAATTGAGAATGTTATCGCATTCAGAAACAATTGCCTCAAACTTTGGTCGATTGTTAAGTATATTCAAGGCATTCTGTTTCTGCATAGTAACCTCATTAATTATATTCACTACATCGGTAGTATAATATACACCATTATAAATACCTTCATCAGACTGTGATGGCAAGTATATGGTGAGTTGTGATACCGAATCTTGGATTACCAATTCGACACTGTTAACAAAGCCGTCTTTAGCACCAGAGGCCATTGGTTTACTTTCTCCTACCTTTACGATTCTTGCTGTATCAAAAATAGGATAACCAGACCGTCTGTCTTTTTCTAATGTGAAAATCATTTCACCTTTCTGTACCTTTTGGAAAATCAATGTTCTTTCGTCCATAATCATCTTTTATTAATTAAGTTTAAACCAAATGAAACTGCACCTGGATTCCTTTGCATGAAGTCTACCAGGTTTAAGAATTGATAGTATCCAAATTGATTTATGAGGAGTACCTGAGCTTTGTTTGCTACTTCTTGTGCAATCTCTATATTGGGAGCAGGTAGAGCTAATTGTATCTTGAATTCGGTGAGTTGTTCTTGTTCCATAATTCCTTAGTTTAATGAGTTAAAACGAAAAAAGGAGTACACCTAAAAACAGATGCACTCCTTTAATCATCTTGGTATTTTAAATTACTAAGCTGGCGTTGTAGTACCGGTCTTCAAGGCAGCTACCACTTGATTGACGATGTTCTGGTCTCTCTGAGCATCTATCACTCGATTGAGGCGAGCAATCTCGGTGTCTTTAGCAGTGTTCTCGATGAGGCACTTGATTTCCTGTTGGCCATTCTTGAGGTCACAGCAGCAACGTTCCAACTGAAGAGCCAAGTCAGATTTTACTTCTTTAATCAAGCCTTTGGTTTCACAGCAGCAATCCGACTGTTGGTGTTCCATGTGGCAGAGACGATCCATAACACGGTTGAAGCCTGCGCCCATTTGGTCACGAGAATCTCGGATATCCGAATTAGTTTTGTAACCCAAATCGCAAAGACCTCTTTCCGTAGTGAAACGGTTGTTAAGGATTTCTCTACCAACACCGGCAACATCTTTTGCTACCCCACTGATTTCTTGAGTAACTCCACGAGCAGCATCAGAGATATCTTTGTAGATACCTGCCTTTGCTTCTTGAACCGTAGCTTCTACTTTCTGAATATCAGCTTTTGTGTCATTGATTTTGTCCCATACGGAAACTGCAGCAGCACCAAAGCCACCACCTACCAATGCACCACCAACGGCTCCCCATCCAGAGCCCCAACCGGAACTCTATATCCGCAACCATCGTTACAGCCTCTGTCCGCGATTACAACGCCATCGCCGGCACCTTTTACTTCTACTCCCACAATTGTAAGATTTTAAAGATTAATACTTAGGTTAATTATACATTAAATACAGAATGGTGTTGTATTTTTTATTACCCCAAATTAAATACGTATTCATAAGTAATTGTTGCAGCATTCTGAGTTATGTTGACTGTAAGCTCCCAACCCTCATCATCGTTTTCTGCTTGCCTTAATTTAATGGTACCTGACCTTGTTGATTCTACGGTGTTCTCCGTTAAGGTTAAGGTTAACCCATAGTTTCCATTATCACTGGATAGTGTTGTAATGGCTACATTTGTAACCCAACTTGGTTTTGAAGTTACGGTTAAAGCCAAGGGATATCTTGTACTTACCTCAGAACCACTTATTACCTTAGTCTTAAAAGAATAAGCTACATCAACTGTAAAGTTATTACCTCCCAAAGCTGACAATCCGGTTCTAGTGGTAGTTCTTGAACCAGTAGGGGAAGTGAATGCCAAGTAATACTTATAAGATACTGAAGCAGCACTCTGTGTAACTGTGATTGTCTTAGTAGTTGCCCCACTATAGGATGCAGTTACTACACAGTTTCTATTTGAAGTACCCGAGTTCTCCGTAGCAGTAAGTACCGTCTTAGCAGCATTCAAACTAAAACCAGTACCACTTGCACTAACCGTAGGTGTAGCACTCTTCGAAGAACCTGCACTTGTTGACCCTGAACTCCAATGGTTGGTAGTAGGTATACTTACACTGGCATAAATATTAACACTACCTCCTGAATTAGAGATAGAGTATGAACTTGCAAATAAGCTTATTACTGGTGTACCATCAGTAGTACTGGTAATTTTATTCTCTGCCTGGTATACATCGAGAGTTATAGATTTCGATTTACCATTCAGAGATACAGTACAAGTAAGGGAGCCTACCCTTGTTCTAGCCTTTGCAGTAGTTCCCAAAGAACCTGCACTAACTGCAGTACCATAACTAATGCTAGCACCGCTTGTAATTGTGCCTCCTCCAGTTGTAGAACCATTCCATCCCCAAGTCTGAGAATATGAGGGCATAGTTGAGAATGAACTTCTACTTCCTCCACTTGCAGGTATATCGGATACACTTCCTCCACTTACAGTGATTTCACTATAGGTTCTATAACCTGCAGATTGAGAACAACTAATAGTTGCCTTCTTATTAGTTTCAGCTTGGGTTAAGGTTACCGTACCACTTCGTGTACTGGTAGAAGTATTATTACCCATAGTTACAGAAGTACCACTTCCGGATACGCTACCAGAGTTGGCTCTAGTATAAATTAAAGCTATTTGGTTACCATAATTATGCCCATTTCTTAATTCTTGCTTGTAAGAAGTAACTGAAAAGGTTTTGGTACCTCCAGTAGCCCCAAAAGACAGAGAAGTGGGATTCACTGAGAATGTTTGAGACCAACTTTGAGATGCTGCTGCCTGGGTAAATGTGAATTCCACGGTTTTACCAGATTCAGATTGAGTAGCCAACCCCTTACCAGACCTTGAGGTTAGGTCTAGATTCTCTGAAGCTTTCCAAGGCTTTCCATCTGCCGGCTTACTATAGTTAGTAATCCAACTTGGTTTACTGTTTATTACGTAATTAACACTAACAGCAGACCCATTAGCTACATTATCCCAATATTTCTGCTTCATACTGGTAAACCAAAAACCAAAATTAGAACTACTGGGGTTACCTAAAGCATCAAAACTTATACTGGAGTATCTCAAAGTGAATGTATACTTATAAGTTACCTTATGAATATCTTCGAGTTTAACAGCTTCGTTATTACCATAGGAACTAGCATTGGAGATTTCCAAGCCAACGTAACTTTCCCCCGTTCCTGTAGAGGCGAGTGCTAACAATTCAGCCTTGGTAGGGCAGTCATTACCTGTCTTACCAAGGCCTACTTTAGTTTTGACAGCACTCCATGTTGCTATCTCTCCCATATTAATCTACATCTTTAAGATTTCTGAGTTCTGAGATTTCAGCCTTCAAAGCCTTAATCTCTTCGTAAAGAAGTTTAATACCTTCGATTGCCAGAGTAGACATCTTATGGTACTTAACTTGTTTTACCAATACATATTCTTCACCGTCGATAACAACCGTTTCGAATTCCTCAGGATTAGGAACTGAATCCTTAGTTCTTGGGTCTTCTTCCACATAATGGTTAAACCCTGCTGCTTCCAAACCTTGTGCAATGGTACCTTCATCTTCCTTACCATCCATGATAAAGGATTCTGTAGGTATACTGCAAATCTGTTCCAAAGTATGGGTTAATGGTTTGATGTTAGATTTCAATCTTTCATCGGAAGACTCTTTCCAGAAACCGGAAGGAGCAGTAGTCTTAGCAAATACTACCTGGTCAGTAGTTGCCAATCCCAATTGAGCTCTAGTTACTGTATGAGGATTATCCTTTCTACCTGCATGGCTATTGATAGAAGTTTGAGCAGCAGTACCTGCAGCCTTAGCATCGGCAATAGCAGCAGCCTGAGCAGTAGATACTGGCTTATCAGCATCAGAAGTATTATTAACATTACCCAATCCAACCTGAGTTTTAGTAACTGTATGAGGATTAGATTTATTGGCAATGTGATTATTTACCTTAGTTTCTAAGGCAGTTACATCTGAACCAGTATCGGCAATCAAATCGTCAACGTAAGTTTTCAATTCTGTACGAAGAGCATTGATGGCATTAGTTCTATTGGTAATCTCATTTGCCAACCCCTGTACGGTATTATCCAAGTTAGTCTTATCTGCTGCAGTCATTACACCTGCAGTAGTCTTAGTTGCTGCAAGTATATCTCTAATTAAATCTGTAGCACCTTCATAAGTCTTACCCTCTGCACTCTTAGTTTTATTATTAAGAGTAGCTCTTACATTAGTTGAATTATGGGTAAGAGTGAATCCAGTAAGAATAATTCCTGGAAGAGAACTATTAAAGGTATCATGAGCATTATCTTTTGCAATACGGGCCTCTTGTTCAGCTTCAATAGCATCTGGTAAGGTTTGATTAAGCTTTATTACACTATCGGCATCCATCAGACCAGCTTCTTGAGTAGTGGCTGGGGTTAGAGGGATTACCATCCCATCGGGTTTATCAATGTAATGCCCTTGACCATCCGTAGCAGAATAGTTACATAAGATAATAACATTACGCTTATCTTTGTTAGCTATTGAAACCTTACTAATTAAATTTTTAGGCATGCTAGATACCACATCCTCAAGATGCTTACCTCTACTACCTTCGAAAGCAGTACCTGCGATTTCCCCAATGACAAGAGACGAAGTATTACTGTCTACGAATTTAGTACCTGACCAACGGAATTGGTATGGAGGTTCACCATCGGCAACATTTATATAAATCTTACCAGATTCTCCAACTACGGGAGTTTGGTGACCTGCATCCGTATACAATTGAACATTAGTAAGACCTCCAGTGGGGCTTACATCATAGGTAGCATATACTTCAAGTACATCATCTACATATGAAGGCAAATGGTTAGCAGGTACTAACCCCTTCCCATCCAATGGAGCAAAGCCATCAGCCTTACCCTTAGTTGCTACAAAGGCATCATGTTTAGCTTCTAGAGTATTAATATTATTCTGTAACTTAGTTTCAAGGGTAGTATCTGCCGCAGTTCTATCGGCAATCTCCTTATCAATCCTTGCACCCAATGCAGTATCAGCAGAAGTACGAGCAGTTGCTTCATCGTTTACAGCTTTAGTAAACTTGGTATCTAAAGCAGTATCTGCAGCTTTTCTATCAGCTACTTCTTGAGCAAGAGCGGCTTCTGATTTACCGTCCAAAGCTTCGATAGCATCTTTACGGTCCTGAACCTCTTGAGCAATAGCATTGGGTAATGTCTCATCCAGATTAACTTTATCTTGGGCGGTCATTACACCAGCTTTCTCTGTAGTAGCTGCTGGGATATAAGTAGTCTTATAATCTTCAGGCTCATGAGTATAAATACCCTCTTCTTTTTTAGAAGAGAAATTATGAGTTAAAGTAACATGACTGCTTTGTTGACCTACCTCAACTGGTTTATCACCAGATAAGATAATAATATTATCTGGTATAGAATCAAACAGCTTCTTATCTGCTGCAGTTTGTACACCAGCTTTCTCTGTAGTAGAGGCAGGCAATGTAATAGGATTCTGTTCTACTGTACCATCTTCAACTACGGTCTTAGTAGCAGCTATGCCAACAGTAGTTTCATTGGGAGTTACTGCACCAAGGGCAAAGTTAGCAGTAGAGATTCTATCCAATTCTACCTTATCTTTCGCAGTCATCGTACCAGCCTTAGTAGCCGATACCTGAGGCAAATCGAAAGTTTCGGTAGTATCAGCATTCAAACCGTTATCCTTAGTTACGGTTACTGTTACCTTATTAGCATCAGAAGCTGCAGAGAGATCAGTTAAAGAATTTGGGTCTAACCCATCTAACTTAACCTTGTCTGTTGCAGACATAACTCCAGCAAGAGTTTGAGTTACCGGAAGTAAATTCTTGGTAGCTTCTACTTCTTCACCATATTGGTTATTTGCCTTATCCTTGGTTGAAGTCTTTACTTTGAAAGAAAGCTGAGTATCTGTTCGGGTTACAGTACTAACATCGGTAACCATGGTGTCTGGCAAAGCATCGGAAGTACCTTCTTCAGCTTCCAATCTTTCTTCATGGTCATCGGTAATGTTAGTGAATTTATTATCTAAGGCAGTATCAGCATCGGTTCTGTCCTGAATTTCTTTATCGATACGTTTACCCAAAGCTGTATCGGCAGCAATACGGGCAGCTTCTTCTGCATCGATGTTATCCTGGAGAACTTTATCTGCGGCCTTTCTTTCCTCTCTCTCTGTATTAAGGTCAGAAGTATTCTGATCAATCTTTGCTTCCAACCGAATATCTTCAGCTTTACGAGCAGCAATTTCGTTATTTAACAGATCCGTAATGGCCGTATAATTACCATTGATATTATCCTGAATACCCTGGATTAATTCCAGGTTACGTTGGATATTAGCAGTATTCTGAGTTACCAGAGCATTAGTAGCATTCAGGGAAGTTAACAACTCTGTACGAGTTTCACTTACAAAAGTTCTCAGCTCATTTACCGTAGTAGTAAGAGTATTACTCAGGTTAGTGAATGATTGTTGTAAAGTATTATCTCCCTGTTCTCGTAAGTTCTTTTCGGCTTCAAGCTTATTCTCCAACTCTGTAAGCTTAGCAGTCATAGTTGCTGCAAAGTTGGGATCATCACCGAGAGCCTTAGCAATCTCTGCCAAAGTGTCCAATACTTCAGGGGCTGAACCAATAATCTTTTGGATTGCAGCCTCTACTTGTTCTGCATTCTGAAAGTCAGAATCGTTTAATAACTGAGAAACCTTAGTGATATAGTTTGCATGTTCTTCGATGCCATCCAACTTGGCATACAGCAAGTCAGTGAAATCATTTGAAGAAAGTACCTTGCCATCTACCTTATCTACCTTCTTATCGTCCATTGCCTGGTCTGCAGCAATTCTATCTGCTTTCTCCTGAGCAACAGCATTACTGATAAGAGTATCTTGATTAGCTCTTTCAGTTGATTCTTTATCGATATTGGTTTGAAGTAAAGTATCTCCAGCTAAGCGGTCATTCTTTTCGGTAAGGATATCCTTATTAATACCAGCCATATCATCCTTGTGATTCTGAAGGTTGGTATCAATCTTGGCCTCAAGAGAAGTCTCTTTGGCAATTGCTCGGTCTTTCTCTGCATTAATAGCAGTAGTGTTGGCATTTACCTTTGCTTTTAGTTCATTCATAGCATCGGTATTACCTGCCTCTAGAGAATCAATACGAACTCCCAAAGCATTATCACCAGCAATACGATTTTCCTTTTCTTGTTCAAGCTTAGTGTTAATATTACCTACTTCGGATTCCAAAGCTTGTTTGGTATTATCCAACTTAGCAGTAAACTCAGTACTCAAAGCTTTATCAGCTGCAGTACGGTCTGCTACTTCTTTATCTAAGTTAACCTGGAGAACTTGGTCGGCAGCCTTTCTTTCTACACTCTCAGTATTAAGGTCGATATTGAGAGTATCGATACGAGAACTCAAGGCACTATCAGCATTAGTACGATCAATGATTTCTTCGTTAATCATATCCTTAACTTCCTTGTAGTTATCACCTACAGTCTTAGTTAAGTTTGTGATTGCCTCTGAATTTCTTTCAATACTATGTTGGTTAGTGGCAATAGCAGTAGTATTTGCATTTACCTGCTCAGTAAGCTCATTACGCAATGTATTGATAGACTCTTGCATACTCAATGCCAAGTCTGAAATACGTTGGTTAACGTTAGCCAGACTTTGAGTATAGGCTTCATCTGCAGTCTTTCTTTCGGCAATCTCTTTATCCAAGCTAGATTGAATTGCGGCATCTGCATCTTTACGGTCTTGGATTTCCTTGTTAAGATTGTCTTTTACAACTCCAAGAGCAGCATCACCAATAGCAGACTTATTGTCTACATATTCTTTCAGTTTAGTTTCAAGAGCTGTATCAGCATCCTTACGAGCTTGAACTTCAGCAGCTACCTCAGCACTGTTTGCCTCATCACCCGCAATTCGGTCTTCGATTTCTTGGTTAACCTGTTCTGTGATTGCAGCCAATTTCTTGGTAATGGTAGCAGCAAAGTTGGGGTCATTTCCAAGGGCATCAGCAATTTCCTTAAGAGTATCAAGTACTTCTGGAGCAGAACCAATAATCTTTTGGATAGCTGCATTTACCTCTTCCTCAGTTTGGAAACCAGAATCGTTGATAAGCTGAGAAAGATGCGTAATATAATTTGCCTTTTCCTCAATTCCATCAAGTTTAGCTTTGAGTATATCGGTAAAGTCATTCTTAGTCAAAGAATAGCCTTCACGTTTATCTACTTTCTTAGTATCAAGATCTTTATCACCTTTTTCTCTAGCAGCAGCCTCGGCAGCAATAGCATTAAGCAATTGCTCCTTGTCTTCTACACCCTGCTCTTTTACATCTTCGATTTTGTGTTCAAGAACTAAATCCTGAGCAGCACGAGTAGTAGCCTCTGAATCGATATTGTTCTGTAATACTTGGTCTGCAACAGTACGGGCCTGAACTTCTTTATCAATATTACCTTGAAGAGCATTATCTGCATTGGTACGGTCTGTTACCTCTTTAGAGATTTCATTGTGAAGAACTTGGTCCTCAGAATGACGGTCTACCTTCTCTTGGTCAATTTTACCTTGAAGAGCTAAAGTATCAGCCTGACGATTAGTGATTTCCTCGTTAATCTTAGAATCCAGTACAGTATCTGCATTTGTACGATTTGCAGTTTCTTCAGCAATCTTTGCCTCGAGTGCGGCCTTATCATTGATATGTAGAGTCTTAAGTTCATTTACACTTTCCTTAATCTCATTATCGGCAGCAATACGTTCATCTTTTTCCTTTTGGATAAGGTCCTTAAGTTCTTTCTCAAGTTCATCATTACCTTGATTTACCTTATCTTCAAGGTCTTTGATATCTTCAGCATTCTTATCTACCTTCTTCTCAACTCTGTCGATTTCGGCTTTTAAGTCTGCCTTAACAGTATCAATCTTCTTATTGATTTGGTCTAACCCATATTCGAGGTTATCCTGAACTGCTGCTACTGCAGCACCCAGAGCAGCTTCGGCTTCCTTAGCACGATTAACCTCTTCGGTTAAAGCAGTACGAAGGTCGGTTAATTTATTAGTGATAGTAGTTGCAAAGTTGGGGTCATTACCCAATGCTTCTGCCAACTCTTTAAGAGTATCAAGGGCATCATCAGCACCATCAACCAAATCACTAATCATCTGTTTAACTTCTTCCTCAGTTTGATATTTCAAATCATTCTCAAGCTGAGAAACTTTGGTGATGTAATTTGCATGTTCTTCGATGCCATCAAGTTTAGCCTTCAACTCATCGGTAAAATCATTTTTCGATAAGTCGTATCCTTCTTTCTTATCTACCTTATTCTTGATAGAAAGTACGAAGGCCCAGAACTCATTTATAGTTCCTCCAAAGCCAGCTTTAACAAAGTCATCATAGTAACCCTGTAATAACCGCTGGTCTATTTCTTCGCAGGTATAATACTTACTTACATACATATTTTATAAAATTTAAGGATTAATTACTGCACGTTGACGACCCAGTAAGAATCCCGAATCGATATCTCTGAATGGTTCTCCCTCTGAACCACAGAAGGCATTCATTGGTATATCTGGATTTTCGGGGTCTACATCTCCACCGTCTTCTATATCTCCCCGAATACAAGCATAATCAGGAAGCTTATTTACACGGAATTTCATTACCTGGCCTATACCAGGATGAGGTATTATTTTATCCCAGATATCACCGAAGTAATCTTGAAAGCAGGTGACAAATTTGTTTCCGGTCATTGATTGAAATGCCGTTACATCATTGCCATTACCTTTCATTTCAATATGAACTCCAGATGTACCATTAAGGATAACCAGATTACTATCAAACCAGATTCCACTGGAAGTAGTAATTGGAGTCCACCTCAGTACTAACATCTTTGCCATATACTTAATTTTTAATCTACAAATTCGATTTTGGTATCTCGGTCTCTCTTTAGGATAACCATGAAAACTAAAGCCTCATCCTTTGCCTGAGCAGTCTGAGTATCTCCAGAAGGCTTATACGTTATACCGTTAATTACAAACCTATCTTGTTCCCAATTAAAATCCCAATAACCCTCCGGTGTAAGATAACCGATTTGTTCTATATAAGATTTAGAAATTAGTATTGATAAGTTTTCGTCATCCAATTCTCCTGAGACAGTTGCCTTGTTGATAGGCCAGTTTCTGAAAGCATTGTAGTAACATAATGCTTCTATTTGGATGTTATAATATTTAGGTATACTGTCTTCGGCATGACTGAGAAGCTGATTAACATGTTTAGCCCAAGTTATGGTTTGTCTACCAGCATCCCAATCTAAGAAGTCAGTGATAATTTTCTTGTATCTATCCCAAGAGCGGTTCTTTACCATTCTCCAGGGTTCTTTTGTCATAACTTAGTTAAGATTGATTTCTTACCACCTTTTACTGGAATACTTGGATTTGGTCCATCTAATACTCCAGGTTGCCTTCTGTTAACTACTTTGGGAACTACGGTTCTGAATACTTCATCACAGAACGGTAAGTAGATTTCCAATCGTGAAGCTAACATACAAAGGTTCTTTCTTAATTCATCTATTAATCCACCCGGTTGCATTGCTTGAGAAAGTGTTTTCCATAGGGAACTTGTAGCATCTGCCAAGGTATCATAATATTGCACTTCAGTGGGCCCAGTAGTGATTTGTTTTATCCTATCACCACGAGCAAGTTCAGGTTTAGAAGTACCATCACCAGTTTGTTCTTTGGTAGAGGTTAATTGACTTAAGTATTCGGAAGTACTCGTTAATAGATTAAGTATCTTCACATTGAGAAAATCCCATGCTGCCAATTCCATTATTAATTGGTTTTCTAGTGCTTCATACCATAATTCATCCGTATACTTATCGGGTGCAATGGTATGGTTTACTAGAGGTCCAATGTAATATTGCCACTTAGTGATGTAAATAGATTTCTCTTCCCTGGTCATCCCATCAGATATTTCTGAAGGGATATAATGGTCGATTAAGTTATATATTGTATCGGCTAATGCCGTATGCCCATAATCACAAACTACCAGAGTCTTATCTACGGTGATATCTAAACCGCTAGAGTTAGTTGCATGTAAGGTTACGGTATAGAAACCGGGAGTTTCATAAGAATAGGAAACATGTCTTCCACCATTGAAAACCTCTCCCTTATCATCGCCAAAGTCCCAGTCAAAAATAGATTTGGCCGGGACTTTGGATATGACTCTGAATGAAACTTCCAGACCTGACGTAACGTACAAAAAGTCCAGATTGTCTTTCATATTAGTCTGTCTTATGTAATTTTCATAGACTACCCTTTAGAAGAGGATTCAAATTCTTCCAGCAAAGCCTGAAGAAGTGTTTCTACTGTGTCGTCTTTGTCTGCCACTATTTCGTGTAAACCCGCTACCAGCTTCAGTTCTTCGAAAGAATAAGCCTTTGAAAGTTTCTCCAAAGTCATACCTTTCTTGAACTGAGAATTCAGTCTCTTATCCAACTTTTCGATGTCGGCCTCTGAATACTTTTCGATTTCTGATTTATCAGCAATGATAATCAGATGGCCAGAAGCAATTGCCTTCTGAATTTTTGGTGCACGGAATTGACGACGAGAGAGTTCCTTATCTTCTCCTCTACAAACGGTAATACCAGTTGATTGGTCATGAAAACTGTAAGCTCTTGGTCCCACAGTTACTGTATATTTTTCTTTAGCCATATTTCCTAAGATTTAAAAAGTGATAAAGAGAGGATGAGTCTTTTTAATTACCCACCCTCTCAGGGAATTTATATAGATGAAACCGGACTGCCCTTATTATTCGAGGTTAACCATCAAATATGGGTCTACGTTCATGAACTCGGGGAATCCGAATTCTGAGAACTTCTTGTCAGCAGCCAGCAATATAGTTGCATCCTGGTACATCTTAGAGAAGCCAGTAGTCAAGCTTGCATAGATTGCCTGAGTCTGGTTAGAAACGATTCTTTCCGATTCAAGCATCAACTGACGAGCAGTAAGCTTAATCAAGGCAGCAGAGGTATCAATCAACAACAGCTGTTGGTCAGGTGTTCCCGGATGGATATAGAAGTCAGCATTCTTGGGAACCGGAGACTTCACATTCAGTGTAGCTTCGGTAGTACCAGAGTGACGGTCTTTAAATTCCGGTAAGTTCAGCATTTCGATTGCTTGGTCTTCACCACCAATCATAGTTTGGAAGTTACGTCCCATACGAGCAGCACGTACCCAAATATGCAGAAGGTCTTTGTAAGTGATACCCTTGGTTGTTTCGTATACACCAATTACTGGGGCTGACTCAGAGCCATCAGGGTTGTTACCATTGATAGCCACGTCCATAGCCAAAGTATCCAAAGCATAACCCAACTGAACACCAAAGTCACGAAGGTAGATTCCCAAGACATCGAGTGAAACGTAGTTACGAACTTCATCAGTAAGTTTGAAACCCTTCCCAATTTTGAAGAGGCTAACCGATTTTTGTCCGAAGCTAACATCACCCAATGGGATAGTTTCTGCTTCGTTAACCTTTGCAGGTGCAGCATCAGACATGTTAACCATCGGCATGATTGCTTGCAAGCCGTTGATAGATTGGTCAGATGCGATGATGTTCGGATAGAACGGAGCCTGGCGCATACCCAATGTGATGGCAGCACGAATGATTTCCGGAACAATCCAGCGAACATCTTGCTGAGGCATTGTGAAGATATTCTGCATAGTATCAACCTTAGGATTGATGCCCATCTTTTCGAACAGTTCATCTTGTGAAATACCCCATTTACCAGTAACTAATTCTTCGAGTGTTACCTCTACAGGCTTCTTGTCCTGTGAACCGGAACGAACAGCTTCCAAGCTTCTTACCATTTCCGGCAGCTCTTTCATAAAATCCTGAGCCTTCAATTTTGTAATATCAATTTGTCCCATAATTTTTCTTTGGTTTAGCGGATGAGTACTTGAATCACATCGTTTGCCTCATCTGCAGGAGTGATGGCAATGAATTGAGATTCGTCTGTAGAAGCTTTGGCGATTACGAAACGGTCATGCAAAAGGTCTGCAGTTGGGTTAATATAACCGCAATCAAGAGTTTCTTTTGCAACCCAATTCAAAATCATATAGCCTTGAACTGCTACGGTTACTTCTACTGGGAAATTACGTTGAGGTTGATAAGCAGGGTTAACGTTATCCGTTACTGCTATACCCAGATATACCTGGCTACCAGCACCTCCCGGGATAAACGGTTCAATTAAACCGTCGGTACCCAAAGCAACTGCCATGCCCTGTACAATCTTTGTGTTGGCTTTTACATTGAAAGCCTGGTGCAACTTGTGTGATTCACTCTTGTAAATCACTGCTTTGGGAGTTCTTTCCCCAAAGAGAGTCATTTGCTGAGGATTGTTTACGATTTTAGTCATAACTCTAATTTATTTATATGATAACTTATTTTAATTTCTTCTTGTACAAGCCATCAAGTACACTGCTGGTTGAAGAAGGTTCTTGGTTCTGAGTAGTGTCTTCAGTTCCAGTTTTACCCTCGGTATCATCCTCGGCAATTGAGGAAGCACGGTTGACGTCCTTAGAACCACATTTAGAACAAGTGAGAGGGAACTTCTCTTCCAAGCGAGCTTGGTAATCCTTAGTCAAGGAAACAAGAGTAGTAATACCAGTTGTTTCTGCATTGAGCATCGTAACGATTGTCTCATCTGCATTTTCACCCATCAACTTCTTGTAGGTTTCTACGGCATTTTCACGGAGAGAAGCAATGTGATTCTTTCCTACAGTTGCCATTTCCTTCAAGTTTGCTACCTCAGCATTCAGATTTGAAATCTGTTCCGTAAGAGAAGTTTTCTCTGTGGTAAGATTATCTACTGAAGTTTGCAAAGTGTTTCTGGATGATACCAAATTTTGAATGCAGGCAACTACTGTTTCCTGATTCATCTCCTTGCCTTCTTCCAGGGTAAGCATATTATCCCCGAAAAGGCTTTCAAGAAATTTTTCGAATTCGTTCATATTATTTTCGTTTGAATGATTATCCTTGGCATCATTATCATTAAAAGAATCCCGAGTATCGTTTTCTTGAAATGATGATAAGTCCGATTTATAATCCGTAAAGAAGTATTGCTTCGATTTATCATCTCGGTATTCTTCATAGGATGCCCAAGTTCTTTTGGCAAAGGTTGGGTTAATGATTTTACCATCCGAACCAATTTTCTGGGCAAATGAATCAGCACCATGTGAAACTAATGAGGTCTCAAGGTAACGAACAATTTCAGTAACAATTCTACGTACCATAACTCCCTTAGAGTCATAAGTACCCAGTTTCTGATAAAATTCGTTATCTTCCATTTGGGGATGGGATTTATCCCACTTAAATTGTACAGTAACCGAATTACTATGAATTGAGGGTGGCTCCATAAGAATTCCTCGAGCAATTCTTGGATTTGCCTTACCATCAATCTTCAGAATACCGTTGATACCTGCTGGTATAGTAAAGCTACCGTCTTTATAAGATTCCTGCCACATTACTTGTGATACAGCACCAATAGCATTACCGATGTTGGTTTCATGGTCACAGTTTACTGTTTGACCAAGCAACATCTTCATAGAAGCCTTTAGTACTCCATTCTGACCAAAGTCTGTCGGGTTCCAATTCTTAGATACAATCGTTTCTGAAAGTAATCTGAACATTGGTTCGATAAACTCTTCGTCCTTAGGAGTTAGTTCCGATTTGTCTAGGTTGGGATAGTAAGTATTATAATCTATATCCCCTCCCCAAAACCCAAATCGAGCAATGGAATCCGGTGTAGGATTTTTCCATTTGTAATAATTCTCTGAGAAAGCCTTGGCTCCCACTGCTTCTGGGATATACCCAGCCATAATGGTATGGCCTTGACCTATCACCATAGAATCAAGATGCTCTTTGTTTTTCTTTGTGAATTTACTCATCTTGCTTTAGTATTTTGGTCTCCTCGAGAAGGAGCCGGGTTTGTCTTATCTCTTGACCTACGAGCAGATTGGTTTTTATCATCCTGCCTTTGTTTCTTCTTGGTACCCTCTTGTGGGTCTGTATTACCACCCTTAGCAAATTGGTCCTCAAGTGAAACTCTTGGTTCCTTTTCATCTGGTGAATCATAACCCATTGCCCAAGCATATTGCTCTTGGCTAATGATACCTGCCTTATACAATAAGTCAAGGTTCTGTATCTTATACTGAAGACCTTGTTGGATTTTAACTTCATCAGAAACTGTAGAAGTTCCCCAATCAATCTTCATCCCCTTATTATTAAAGCCTGCCAGACGCAGTTCTAGAGAATAAAGTCGGTCTAATACATAAGCTACAAGCATTTGGATATTTTTTAACTGGCTAATCATCTTAGACAGCATTATACCAGTTGCACCTTCACCAGTAGTAGATGATACCCCAATGATAGAGCCATTAACTCCCAACCCATTTGCTACAGATTGTTGGTTCATATTCCAAGGCTTCTCGATATTACCGAGTTCCTTAGTAGTAGAATTGAGTTTGAATTCATGGTCATCTATGTAACCAGCAACTACTCCATCCTTCATACCCTCTTTAACATTACGTTTAAGGATATTAAGTTCATGGTATAATCGAGATTCATAAGCTTTGATACTCTCGTTGGGTCTTTGTGGAGATTTCTGCATTTTAGCTTCTAAGAAACCAACCATACCACAAATCTCCATGATATGTTTGAAGTTAATCTTCATATCATTTTGTCCTTTGAGAGAATCCAATGCAGGCATAAATGGAGGAACTCCATAAGGTTCATCGGTATCATTGAACATACCAACATAGAAGTAGGTTTCTGGGTTAAGCTTAATGTAATCTTGTTGCTTAACAAAGAAATTTATATTCTTTTGGTAAGGAGCATACACCCCATTTAATTCACGTTTAAACTTGATGTGTTCTGGCTTAAGGAATAATACAGTAGCCAAACCATCAAGCTTATCATTTGGTACTCCTTCTACGGATATTGCCCCACTTACAAGAAGTTGAACAATCATTTTATTAACTAAACCATCTATACCAGCAGTATATCTGGTCCATCCCTTGGTGGCTTTCTTAAGATGTTCTCTCATCTTTGAAGCCTCTTCATCGGTATTATTAGGGAAAGTTACTGTATGACTGGTGTTAGCTAACTTAAACATATCTTGCAATGCAATGCCCATATCAGGATTTACTTTATATAAATCCCGAATTAAAGGTATCACATCAACACGAAAAGAGGGTTCAACTAATTTAGTCAACCCTTGTAATGATGTAATTAAGTTATCGCTATCATCGTCAACTGAAACCCTACCAGGCGAAATCGATGTGGCAGGCTTCTCCTCTTTATTAGAGGATGTACCATTCTTGGGAGGGTCCTTCTTACGTCCCCAACCCCAACTAAAATTGAAGTACTTTTTCATCTTGGTTGTACGATTACGTTAGTTTTTCCTTTCCTTATGTGATTACATATTGCTTTTCCAAAGATATCATCATCGGCATATACGTCTCCTTCAAGGTCTACATCTACAGCTGAATTGTTAGCCCTATGTTTACCCATTGCAACAGGTCTACCTAAACCATCATAGATGAAAGTATAAGCTTCTTGTACAAAGAATGGGTCCTTAATGATTACGTGATCTAATCGAATATCTTCTTCCAAGTTCTCTATTATCACTGAACGATTCTTTTGGGTGGTTAACCAACCAGGGGATTTATCCATTTCAGGTCTACTTTTACCTTTTTTCTTTAGCATCTTCTGGTAGTAGTAAAGGTTAGGGTAGCCTTCGTCTTGAAGCTTAGAAGTTACTGATAAACCAACGTCATTGGATTCTGGAGCTATTACTGCCCAGTTAAACAACTTCCCAGTATCACCAAGTAACTTAGCATAAGCTCCCACTGCCATTCTTCCCTTATATACTACTTGTTCTTCTCCTAGCTTATCCATACAAGTAAATGAAGAGTAGTCAGAAGCTCTACCAGTTGAAACGTCTGCACCAATGAAATATTCTTTATCTGATTCGGGTTCACAGAATTGTCGATATTGACCATTAAATCTCTTCTTAATAACTGGGTAATCACTAAGGCAGTCTTCGATAGCTTTAATATCGGCTAAGTCGAAGACTGTATTACCAGATGATAAGAAGTCACCATCAATTTCTTGTGCAGTTCGTTTTGCTCCCAAAGCAGAAGACATTTGGTTATACCAATTGATATCTCGTTCTGGGTGCATTTGCCAGTATAATCGAATTGGGTTAAAAGGATTACCTCCTGCAATGGCATCTACCCAAGTTGAGTGATAGAAATTACCAACTCCATAGGGAGTGGAATTGACGATGGCAGCTCCACCAGTAGAAAGAGTAGGGAATGCAGCAGCCCAAATTTGAGCAGCCCATCTTACTACTGCTGCCTCGTCAATTACCAGAAGAGAAAGGGATTCCGAACGACCGGCTTCGGATGATGTCGGAATAGATTCAATAAATGACCCATTATCAAATTCTATCATGGAAGCAGAACCGTATTCTCCAGCTCTACCATTGATTATGGGAGTTTGAAGGTACCATGGAAGATTCTTGTACATGAACTTAATCTTCTTAAGCACCTTCTTAGCAGTTGTGTCTTTGATAGAGATAATGTTTATCTTTTTGTTGGGATGGTACATCGCCAACCAAAGACAGTACATTGAAATAAGTTCTGTAATTCCTGCCTGACGGAACTTGAGAATGATATTGAATCGTTGGGCAATGAAATTGTAGAGAACTGATTTCTGAAATGGGTATAAATCAAATCTTACTTTTCCTCTTACTGGATGTATCACATAGCAAAAAAGGCTAAAAAAGAAAACATCACTAGAAACTCGGGATAAGTTTGATAGCTCTTCTCGAGTTAAAGTAGTTCTAGTTTCTGAGATAGTCTTTGCCATATCTAAGTCTTTGCCATATCTAAAAGTTATACGTTATTTGAAATTCGATGTCAGTACCTATACCAGATTTTATCTTTGGGTAGTAAAAGGTATTGACTCCGAATTTGTAATTAAATCTCTTAGTCTTGATTGAAAGACCAGCTCCCATATCGAAGAGATTATTGAAAGGTCTGTATTTGCCATAAATGTATGGACTAAGTGATAACCTTGCAACTTTCTTTCGAGTTAATTGACCTTCATACCAGTTGTAGTTGTACTTATCTAAGTCGATTGGGAATAGTCTAGTTGAATAAGTGTTAGTCTCCTTATTGAACAGACTTAAGTTCAACTTATCTTTCTTCAAAACAATTTGAACCAGGGAATCTTGGTTACTGATAACTGGCTGCCTTAGCATGGAATCAGGAAAGAGAGTTGGCTGCTTATTATCATGAACTAAGATTTTACCTGGTTCAACTTTTTCTGAGTACTTCTTCTCTGGTTTGAAGGGTTTCTCTGTGTATACTGTATCTGGGATTTCATTGACCGCTAGTTCCAGGGAATCAACCTCTCGAGAAAGTTTGTAATTCCTGAAGCAAAGGTAAATAGTAAATCCTAGAAGTACAATGAACAAGGCCCTCTTAAATGTCTTCATACTTGATGAATTTCTTAATCTTACTCTTCAACCAATAACGTTCTACTGGACTTAAGTTTGACTTAATGATGTGGAACTTGAATTGAAAAGTACTTTTGGTTTCAATAATCTCAAAACGTATCGAAGGTAAATTCCGATAAATAATCCGAAAGAACTTAAGGATGTTGTTAATGTTCAATTCGGTAATTGGGTACTTTGCATTAATCATTCTCATAATTCGATGTATTAAGTTTTCAAATTGAAATAGTCGCACGCTTTAATGATACTATCTATTCGGTAATCGCTTAGCGATTACCTTTATCGAACGAAGTGAGATAATATCCAAATATACTACTTACGATATGATATATGAATAGCTATATATACGCAGATAAATATATAGATATATATACGTAGTATATTATATATCTATATATTTCAAGGCACCCCAGAAACTTATATATAAGACTTTATATATAAAGCTGAAACTCAAGGTTTCTTGGTATTTGCCTTTTTGAGGCATTTTTTGAACCAAATACCTATTTCCCCTACTGCCCCTTTGGCAATTGTATACCTTGCCTTGTTAAGCCAGTAATGGTAATCCTTAAAATCACCTTCGAAGGTATCTCCATTCTTGTGAAGGTAAATTTCGAATTTATCAGGGAATCCCATAATTGCCTTGAAGTCTTCGATTCCCAAAGGATAACCATCAGGTCTGAATTGCCTATCTGCAGGTCTGAGAGTTAATGGGGGTTTATCATACTCTAATCGATATACTCCTGGAAGAGTACTCATCTTTGCAGTTTTGATAGGCCACTTCTTTTCATCTTTAAAATTTCTAACCCAGAGTCTATGTATCTTTGCTACTGTAAGATTCTTCTTTTCAGGAAGCTTCCGATAGTCATACATTGCCAGAGTTTTACTCATAAACGGAATCTGGTTAGTATTATTTTCCTGAGAGAATGTGAGTGGTTTAAGTAGATTTCTAGTAATTGTTGGGTTTTTTACTTGAAATACTTCATCAAAAGCATTCAAATATTTCTTACCAGTTTTTCTATGTACTCCAATGATAAGTAATCTCTTTCGTGATAACTGTGAGTTACCGTAGTCAGAAACGCTTCTTTCGTGAAAAATAAGTTTATAGTCTTCAAGAGTTTTTTGAAGATATTCTTTTGGGAGCAAAGATAGCAAACGAGGTAAGTTTTCAATAAGAAATATCTTAGGTTTATAATGTAAGATTGATTGAATTACTAGATTCAGGGATTTATTCTCTTGGGGATTGCCCAATTCTTTTACTTTTGAAAGCCTCATAATAGAAGATGCTCCACAGTCTGGACTTGAAAGTATGATGTCTGGCTTACAATCTGGGAAGGTTTCATCTTTATAATATGGTATACCACCAAAGTTCAATTTCCACTGCTCTAAGCCTTTAGTATAAAATACTCCTCGAGTTTCTATATTAGCTATCAAATTCTTTCTAAAAGGGAACAAAAGGATGCCTGCACCAGCAGACACCCCTAATACTTTTAATTTTTTCATTTCTTGTAGCTTCTCAATTTAATGTACTTAATCCAAGCAAATGGCTTACGGTCTTCCAAGTAACTCAGATTCTTATCATTATTGTGGGCTTCTTCTTCGAAACTTACATCATGATATCTTTCATTCTGTTTATTCCACTTGGCAAAGCACATGATAATTAGGTATTCGATAACATACCAAAGGTAGAAGAATCCAAAAGTCAGAGCCACTACCCACCAAAAGGATATACCAAATGATAACCAGAGTATGATACCAAGTACCAAACCCACTATACTACACTCAATCTGCTGTATCTGATGAATACACTCATGATTGATATCATCGGGTTTACACTCTTCTACTTTGTGTTTGAAGAATGAGTTATACACCAGAGTAATTGCTATGTAACTGGGGAAAAGAAATACTTTTGCTACCCAGCTGTTAAAATGACATCTTTTCATAATTTATCTTTGAAGTTTTCGTAAGCATTTCTTAGTTTTTGGTCGTAGGCATTCTGGGCATACCCGGGACCATTGTATTTTCTGGCAAAGCCAGCCCAGTCCTTTTCTTTGAGATTACTCAAACAACCAGAGTTTTTCATGAAATAATACATGAGTTCTAGTTGATTTGCATGAGATTCCGACATCTTATGAACGAATTCGAAGACATCTTTACATTCACAGAGGTTGTGATTGAACCCACAAATCTGGAACATTCCCCAACTTGCAGACTTCAATGCACATTCTTCGTCAATTTCTTTGGCTAATTCGAGTCTCTTATACTCGTGTACACCTCCCAAATACTTCGATTTATCCCATTTAGGGAAGAAAATCGTAGAATATCTCTTACAAAGGTAAGCTAAATCTCTGTCAGGGAATTTCTTATGTACTTCTTTGTACATAATGTGACCCTCAAAGAGGATTTGAGGCCTACCATCAGCTAAAAACCCATCTCTACCTGCTGCTTCTACCAATTGAACAGCTTTCAATAGAGCAGGTTCTAGACCTAAGCGAATAGCAAGGTCTTTAATCATTTCATTTGTTAGTTTATCCATAACTTATCAGTTTTAATGGTTCAATTTTAGTAACAAAAGTATTGCTTATAACTCATTTTTAGGATGTTTCGAGGTTCTATTATCATATATAACTTATAAAATAATGCAATATGGGCAAGAAAAATGAATGCCAGATATGTGGCAAACCAATTAATTTAGAGGAATTCGATGAAACTCGGGAAATCCCTCAACTTATGGCAAGAAAACAAGTTTGTTTTAAATGTGCTTTTTGGTCTAATCGATTAGCTTATGATAAAGAGCTTGAGAAAGAGGGTAAAATTGCGGTAATTACTCCCGATTATTCCCATTGGATAACTAGAATACCGGGAAGTATTTTAATGGTACCTTCTGCTTTTGGGGGAATTTACCAAACTAAACTCCAACCAGTCAACACACTTGGTGTTATAGATGAAGATAAAGAGAAACTTTTCATTATCCGTTATAATAACATCGCTCACCAGGGCACTATACCAGAGCATCTAAGAGATGCTTTTAAAGTAAACGGAATATTTCTATCTCCACAGGAATACAAAATGCTAGAGGATTACCGGGGCAATGCCTATGAATTTATAAAAAATAAAATAGATAATGCAATAAATAAGAAATAATTTCGTATATTTGCATAAAGAAAAATTCTTAATAAATAAAGATATGAAAAAAGAAAAGAAAGAAATCAAAAAGCTTAAAGAGGGGGATGAGGTTCTCTTCACATTATCTGGAAGATCCATCATTGAGAAAGTTACAGTGGAATCTATCGATAAAAAAGGTGGATTCGCAATGCTCAGTAACCGAGTAAAAGTTGCAAGAACCTTGGGTCCTGATGATACATACCCAAGATTGGATGGGCAAAAGGGAGAAGTTCGTCCGCTTACCGAAGAAAATGAAAGAGTATTCCTTGCATATAAGGCCTATTTCTCAATTAAGAGAAACATAGAATTACTTGATAAGGGGATGAGAAGTATGAAAGATTCGAAAGCTTTCGATATGATGATTGAATTTGATAAGAAGCTTACCAAGATTATTAACAAATACCTCAAAGAACAATGACTACTGTATTAGCAATAATTTATTTGGTATGCTTACCGTTCACTGTATTTTTTGTAAGGGCTTGCTTGGATTATTTACCCTATACTCACAAAATACACTCTCTCGTTTTATTCATCTCGGTATGGATAGTATTACCTCTATTTCCGATTTATCTATTAATCAGATACATAAAATACAAATTACTATGAGATACTTTTTTGACAGAGATGGTAATTATGCTGGGTCATCAATGCAAGGGTGGGAGATTCTTCTCCTACTCTTGTTCCCAGTTGCTCTAATAATCTTCCTCGTATTCTTACCTTTCTATGTATTTCATAAATACAGTTCTAGAGAAGAGGATAAAAAATACGAGGAAGAACATCCAGAAATACTAAAAGTAGATTCTTATATTACCTGCTGGTATCCATGGCATAGATATTCTGTTGCATATACACTGGCTCTTATATTCTGGGTAATTGCTTTTATAATTGGGATATTATCTTAATACAGGTATTAAGTTGGAATTGCCCAATAAAAATTCAAATCTAATGGATATTTTTTAGTGGGGTTAAACCTACTGGAGAGTATAGGAGTATCACTGCTAGCAGAGGGAGTTGAAACTTTTGTAAGAGTATAGGAACCCAATCCAGTTATTTTTGTTGTAAAGTATGAATTACTTGGTAAATTGTAGCTAGGATTAAAAGCATTACCATCCTTATCAAGGCAGGACCAAGACAACATTTCGAAATTTCCTGGGTACAGGTTAGCAATATAGACATTAATAGCATATCTATTTTGATTTACTATCCAATTCTTATCTCTGTTACCATCAGCCATAGATCCACCTTCGCCACTAATATTGGTAGTAACCTTAAAAAAAGCACTCAGGTCTACTTCATAGATGATTATAGGATTAAAACGTATTTCCCAATATTCTTTTTCTTCGGGAGTAGTAAGGTGTAGATTTATTTTATTACCAGATTCATTTTGTGTAAGTATACAAAGCCCAGAAGTACCGTCATCTTGTGCAGTAATCTGAATACTATTGTTACTTTTGTCTTCCTCCAGAACATAGTCCGGGGTATTGATGCTAGCAGAATAACCAACTTCAATAACCCCGGACAATTTGCCATTTACATACTTACGCTTTTGAGATTGTATTGTCCATCTCTCAGAGTTTCCCTGTTTTATTTCTGCATATACATCTTGGGTAGATCTCTCCCCCCCTAATTTAAGAACTTTATTTTCCATAATGTATAATGTTTTTAGATTGATACTGTTCCTCCTGCACTTGGTACTATAAATGACCCCTCTGATATCCAGGTAGCACCTGATTTAGTATATACAGCTACTTTATCTCCAGTAGTACATTCTATTCGAGAACCAGGTTCTGAGTCATTGGCATAGAATGGAATCTTCATAGTAGTAGTACCAGTTGCTGAGAGACCCTGTATATACATCTGATCTGAAGATGATGTATTCTGTGGCCTAGCTCCCCTGCCAAAGAGATAGTAGCCTGTACCTGTGGGCAATCCAGAGAGAGTGAATGTTGAAGCCCCTTGTGGCTTCTGAGTTACTGATATACTAAGGTTAGCATCCCCACAGGTTAAGAAGATATGCCCTGAACGGTTAGCTCCAGTTTGATTACTCGATAAAGCGGTCAGGAATAACATGTAATGGTTCTCAAGAGTACCCACTGGGGCAACGGATACTGCGCACCAATCGGGAGCACTACCCACATTGGGAGCTTCTGGCTTTTTAGACCCATCACTACCCTTTAAATAGGCCATCACAAGGATTTGAGCAGTATTATATTTATCACTACCTAAAGGCAATGTGTTTGAAACCATTTTTATGTATCCACTATAGGTTACACCACCCTCTGAAGATACAGTATTTGTACCTGTATCTGTAATTGCACGTGCTAGTTTGAATAATGTTTCTTCCATATCTTTATAAGTTTTTGGTTTATAGAAAGAACTTTGATATTGTAATCTACCAGAGGGATAATCCGAAGTCTATGATATTATATGATCAATATAAAGAATTATGAGAAAGTATCAGTATCAGATTTACTACCATACAAGCAGAGGAAGGTACTTCATTAAGATTAGGTATTCCTTCCTGGGATTGGTGTTTTGGCTTACACTTAGAGATAAGTATTCGAGTAATATAGAAACCTTCCTTGATAAGGATAAGGCAATTGAAAGGGCAGAAGATTATTTAAGATGTTTATACCTAAAGAGAAAAAATAGTAGGGTGTTAAAGGTTACTGGGAGAATAGATATTACCAGTAGGTTAAAATCAGTGAGGGAGGATTATTAAGATGGTGAAGGTTGAAACAATTAGGGATGATAATGAAAAGAGAATCCTAAGATGCTCTGAAGGTAATCGGATTTGGTATCAGATATGGATTACCCAATTGGATATGAATTGTATTGAAAGGTATTTTGATGGCTATGGTGAAGTTAAGAGGTGGTGGTTAAGGAATCTTCAACAGTATTATGTTTTCTTTTATGAGAAGAAAGGTGGTAAGGTTTGAGGAGTTCTTGGGAAGGATAGGACTAAGGATTTAATTCGTGCTATACTTTAATTAGTTGCCAGGGATGTTAGGTCTCTGGCTTCTTTGTGTGTTATGTGAGCATGTGTGGTTGTGGGATATCTAGGTATGCCCTTAATACGAGGAGTGATTTTTGTGTGGTACTAAAAATGTGTATTTGCCTTCAAGGTACCCCTTAATGTGAGGGCTTCGAAAGTTGTGGTACTAAAAGGGGAGTACGGTTCCCTTAAATTTAACATTCAAAAATAAAAAGTAAGGGACAAACATTTTTATTTATCCCTTTGCTTTCTTTCAATCCTTAAATGTTTCGTTATCGTTTTTCAAAATTTCTTTTAAGTTTCTATAACATTGAATTGCTAAATAAATTACACCAACAAATAAAAATATATTTAATAACATAGAATTTAATTTTTAAGTGAGTAGGGAAATATTCCCCTACTCTGATTTGTTTTTATTTCAAAGAGTTTTTCACTATTTCAAGCCCTTTTATTAGAATTGCTTTCTTTTCTTCTTTTGTATTTTCTGATGCAATAGAATTAAATGAAAAATCATTCAGTGTATAGACTTGTTTATAAAAGTCTATAAAGCCGTCAATTAGTTTTTTATCTGCATTGTTTGCAATCGTGGAAAGAAAATTGAAAGTTACATTTCTGAACTTTTTGCGTAACGATTTGATTTGCTTTTCGTTTGCACCCTCAAAAAGTTCTTTTTTGTAAATTTCTGTTTTTGTCCCTAAAGACGTATTGAAAAGACCCGCGTTTTTTTCTTTTACGCTTTTCAATACGTCTAAAGCAATCAAACTATTTGCTTTTGCGTTTGCACTTGCTTTTTCTACATTCACGTTATTAATTTGCTTTTTCATAATTAAATTGCTTGAAAGTTTTTTGTTATTTATTATTTTTATTACCTTTTCAAATAGACTTTCAAGACTTTTTAAACTATTCTAATAAGGTAGTATTTATTTCATTTCTGTATTGCAAATATAAGAACTATTTTTTAATCTACAAAATTTTTAGAAAATTATTTTCTTAAAAAGTTTTAAATAAAATCTTTCAAATATCTTTTTGTTTTTCTCACATTGCAAAGATACGGACTTTATTTTAATCTACAAACATTTTCAAGAAAAATTTTTGAGAAAATGAATAATTTTATTTTCAAAATTATTTTCGTGAAAAATTCATAAAATGAAAAATATTGTGCACCCTAAAAAGGACTTAATTTTTGCACTTAATTTTGGGGGTTCACAAGGGTAATCTTCACACGCCTTGTAGTGGGCCTATATGATATGTATATGGATAATCCTATATAGCTTATGCCTGTCCTCTTGAGAGTGTATTATATACCCGTATATTGAAGGCCATTAATCGACTAAGGTGATAAAGAATTAAGGCCGATTAGCTATATCCCTATTATTGCCCTCTATAAACCTATATGGCCTTATTCAATAAGGCCATATATGGACTATGGTAAGCCTATAGGGATTAGGATAGCCTATAATGGCTTACTAAGTTAGCGTAAGTAAAAACCCAGATACCTAAGTTAGGCCTGGGTAATATTCTTATTCTTGGCAACCTATGGTACTATCTGAGTCTAGGATTATTATATGTTCTGATTCATATAGGGGTTCTTGGTTTGTGGGTTTATTCGTTTGGCAATGGGATATAATACCGGTATAGATATCGTATAAGAAAATATGTAGGCCTTGGGTTAGGTCTAGTTTATTTATTTCTTCTTGTTCTCTTAGAGTCCAGGTGTCAATGGCATCATCCTTGAGAATCTTGGCTAGGTATTCGAAATTGGTTTCCATTGTGATATATGTATTATAGGGTTAGTATTCGCAATATTCTCGTTCAAGGAATATATTGAGATCCTTGAAAAGTTTGATACCTGGTATAGGACCATCATTTCTGTCCCAAATCTCGAATTCGATAAATTGGGTCTCATAGCCTTCTATATCTGAAATAGAAAGGAGATAATTCTGGCTTGGGTCAAATTCTTCAAGGAAAACTTCGATAGTAGCCTTAATCCTAATAGGGTGAGTATTAGTAATACCTTGTAGGATTTGTGTTAATCGGTTTGATAATTCTTCTGTGTTCATAGGTAAGTGAGTTTTAAGTGATTATTATTTTATTTTCTTACTGCAAATATAAAGACTTTATTTTAATTATGCAATAACCCCAATTGCCTTGTGAGGTCCTTAATAGCCTTGAAGGTTAATTTGCCTTTATCCCTCTAAAATCCCCAGAGGCCATTAATGGAGATTGCCCTTTACCTTCCCTACCTATAACTAATATTATATAATACCTAATGGCTCTCGGTAATCAAGGTACCTCTAAATCACAAAATTGTCCTAGAGTTCTGCAAATATCCATAATATAAATACTAAGCCAATAAATTACATACTTACTAGGAATATTACCTAAATATGCCCCTTGAAGGCCTTAAATCCTATAAACCATTTAGCCATAAAACCTAACAAATAATTTACCTAATCACAAATCCCCAACCCAATGCTTATTATATAATACCTAATATAATAACTTGGTGAAGGTAATCAAGGTAAATTGTGATGGCCATTAATCGACGATGTACTAAAGCTATACTACCTACATACATAGAAGCTACATAACATACCTGTATTATATAATCCCCTACCTTCGAATTACCTTGAATGCAATCTATAATATAATACATATAAAGGGTACTCATGGCAATCGGATTTAGAGGCCATTAATGGTCGGATTTTATTGCCTTTTTAGGCCTTTTTAGGTTTGCCTTTAAAGTGTGGGGTAGTAGAGCTAGAGAGCTATATAGTATAGTGGCTATAGTGTAGTTGTATAGTAAGACGAAGTTTGCCTAGCCTTGTTTGCCTAAATCCCCAAAACCCCCGGCGAGGTACCTTGATATGTATTAGGTATTATTATATTAATAGATGGTATATTAGTTATAGAGGGGAAGGGGATAGGTAGATATTATATTATGTACCTTAGTTAGCGTTAGTATGATTTTGTTTTATTTTTGTGTTGGGTAGGGGAGTATTGGGTTATAGGTGGGTTAGTATAATCCTATATGTGTAGGATACTAGGATTAGTGATGAGGTATATAGGATTAGGATTAGGGTTTGTGATATTATATACCTTATTTTGTTTGTTGGGTGGGTATGCTTGTGGGCTTGGTATATTTTCTCATTGCGTATGAGGGTTAGGATGGTGCCTACGGATAGGATTATTCGGATTATGTGATAGATGATGTTCATGGTAGTGATATTATATCGATTATGGTTATATCTCTTAGTGGGCTTGGTATATTTTCTCTTATTTGTAATCTGATGTGTTCGGAGTGGAGGTGGTTGTTGTTTATCTCTTGGTTGGGGTACCTTAGATAGATATTAAGTTCCTCAGTTCTGTATGGGATCCATTTCCTCTGTGAATCCCTCTGTGTATTCTTTAGTGTGTCCTGGTACCTCGAAAGATACCAGGAATTTCCCTTTTGTTAGCATTTGAAGTAATAATATAAGTCCTCGATTAGTTTATCCTGTTCTTCCCATATAGTATCTGATACTACGTATTCTGATACGAAATAGTTATAGAAAGGCCCAAATAGTATTTTTAATACTATGTCCTTGAGTTCGATATTGAGTTGTTCCTCTTCTTCGGTAGAACTGGGTTTGATTGCCTGAAGTTCTGCCTTATAGGATGCCGTAACGGCATCCTTTAGGGTTTGAATATATTCTGGGTTAGTTTCCTTAAGAATACTTAATTGTGATTTGAGTTCTTTACTTATCATGGGGCTTAGCGATTATGGATATGAATCCCTGTGGATATTGAGTATAGAATAATTGGTAGTTCCCTGTGGGCAAGAAGACTTGCATTATATTTGCAAGTAAGGGATAGATTTTCCATTGGTTTTCCTTTAGAAACTTGTTCCAGTCTTCAGATTCTTCTGGATAATTCCCAGATAGTTGGATATGGTACTGTTCCTGGTCAGCAATAAATAGGTTAGTTACTACCTGTATTTCATCTGATTCCTTTTTGTATTGGGTGATTGGATACCAGATGCCTTCGGTTTTCCATTTATTAAGTTGGAACAGAGACATGCCCTGTTCCAGTACGTTGAGCAATTTATATAAGTTTACCATAGTGATTATTTATTTAGTTGGTTAAATAATTCTGATACTGCAAGTTGTTGGAAGATTTCTGTTTCCCTGTGGTCTGATTCCCATTTTTCGATAGCATTGTAGATATTGGTATATTGGGATATCATGTCCTCATCTTGTTCATCGTCTATGGGATACTCCCGGAATTGGAGATTGAGAGTTCCCATGTATGATTCATCCGGATTTGAGATTTCGTTAATAGTTGTCATAAGAAATAAGTTTTGTGACCCCGTTCAAGGTCGGTTAATAATTATATTTATTTTTCTCTTATGCAAATATAGAAATAATATTTTAAATATGCAATAATTAAGGGAGCCCAGATGTTAGTGTTTCTGAACTCCCTGAGGTATATTAACTGATTGGGGGATTAGTATAATTCATCGGCCAGTATTGGTTCCTTGGGCTTATTTAATTTCTCCTTAGAACGTCTGGTAGCCCAATTTTCGTAGGGTTTGTAACTGAATGTACGAGTTGTCTCATCGTATGCAGCATATACCATTTGTTTACGGGATATTCTCCTCCCGTAAGTTTTCTTAAGATTAGCAAACCAATCTAGATACTCCTGTAAAGAGTTAAAGATTTCTTTGTGCCCGTCTAAATCATTTTTAGGACGGGTTTTCCATGTTGCTTCTATATAGCATTGGTGTAAAGTGATTGAAATAAAGTATCGGCACCAGCTACCACCAAAGATAGTGCCCGTGGAGAATTCTATCTCCCGAGCAACTAATGGACTAACGTTATACTTTGTCATGCGATTGAGAAATTAAGTTGGAAAATCCAGTTGTTTCTATCGAGTTGATTGAATGATATGAACCTCCCATCGTTATCGGTAAATTCATTCATGAATTGAACTGCAGCAGATGCTAATTGCCCCTTATAGGGATTAGTATCGGCAGTTATCATTGATTCGAATGTAAATGTATAATAGGTAGTCTCATATATTTGGATTTGGTTGATATCCAAGCAATTGAGTTTGTAATCCTCTTCCAGTTGAATGAGAAGTCCCATTAGAAGATTTAAGAGATGACCCTTTTCATCGGAGTCAAGTTCAAATGTAGATTTCTTTTCTAAGAAATTGCGAACTACCTTAGTTAGTTCGTCTGCCTGATTGTAAGTTACTGAGTTCGTTTTCATATTTTTGTCTATTTTAAAATTGATATGCAAATATAAGCATTTTTATTTTTATAGAAAAATATATCTAATTTATTTTTAGGGAGGCTGAGGATGTGTACACGCTATGAAAGGCAGTGGATTAGACTGCCTTTCAATTATTAAGGTAATTGGGGAGTTAGCAAATATAGAGCCTCTCTTATAATTGAACTCTCCATAGGTTCTAAAGAGGGTTCCTTGTTCATTAGTCCACCTTTCTTCTTTTCGTTTTCAAATACTTCATGTATGGCTTGCTTTATTTTAGTAGCTAATACCTCTGATAACTCCTGAGATTTAAGAGAGATAAGTAACCCTTTTCGTATTTTCTCAACATCTTGGTTATTCTCAGTAATGGGTTTTGCTTCTACTAATTCTTGTATACCCGAGGAATATTCATCTAACCATTCATATCCCAAATGTTGTAGGTCATTAATGAAGATACTGAATTCATCGTAAGTAAGTCTAGTATCAAAACCTACTCCATGATATAGTTGTACTAAAGGAGTAAGGATTCTTCTTAGTGTATTGAAATCCTTTAGATGGTCTAATTCTATCTCTGACCTAATTGGTACTTTATATACCTTTTCACCCTTCAGTACCACTAGCAGAACCATTAGTCTTGGTGGTAGTCTTTTCTCGTTCATAAGCAAGTTTTTGTATTATAAGTTGTACATAGGTATTCCTTTCCTTATAGATGAACATTACCGAGAGAAGTATCTCATGTTTCGGTAATATCATCTGTATGAAATTGCCTGGAGCAATCACTGTAGCTACTACTGGAGAATCTTCCTGAGAGAAATTCTCCAGTATCATTTCTGCCCTCTTAATTGGTTCTGGCTTTGTTGGGTCCAAAGTTAGGACTGGAGCAGTTATACATTCCTTGATGCCCTGTGTTAAGGCATTATATAACCATTCATCTTTTATATCCTCTACTTGGAGGTTTTTCATTGTAATCATATCCTAAACCTATTTAAAGTCCATACACCCAGGATATTAGAGAATACCCATAGTTCCCAGTTTTTATAAAAGTTATAGGGTTTACTGAACTGGGATGTTTGAAATATTATCTGGCTTGGTGTTCTAGATAACATTTCTGCATGGCAAGTTAATACTCCAGAGGATAATTGAACTTTAAAAGCTTTAATTACATCCTCATCATTTTTAGTCTCTACTGAGGTAAGTAATTTAATAAATTCTACCTCTACACCTTCCGACATTTTAACCTTTCGGAAAGCAAATTTCTCTTTATTCTCCATTTTGTGGATATTTAGATAAGAACTCTTGAGCTAGTTCATCTTGAGTTCTTTCGATTATATTCTTTACGATTGTTTTATTTTCTACTCTAGCCCACATATATAGCATGCCCAATTGAGCATCCATATAGCAATCTATAAGAGATGGGTCCTTTCTAAATACATCCCATTGTTTTACGAAATTCATTCGAACCAAATCCCTATAACCCTGGTCTGATATATCTTCTTGGTCTATATAAGCAGATACCCTTTTTCTTACTTCTAAAAGAATTTTCTCTAAGCTTTCTGGTAATCTAAAATTTTCTGGTAAGTTATGATATACCGAAGCATTAGGTATCAATTCCTCAAAGGTAAACTGATTATCGAATAGATTTTTAGGATATCTACCTGAAAATATCAATGGTAGCTTATACCTTAGCAACGATGGTACTACGTCGTATATAGCATAATGTTTCCGATATTCCTGATAGACATCGAAATATAGATTCTCATCGAATATACCAGATTTCCTCATTATTGCCTGTAAAGTATTATAAGCAGCATTGATATGAGTATTACTCAATCTGAATATTAAGTTGCCATTTTTAAGGGCAATGAGTTCACTACAGCAACTACAGCATCTCTTTCGTTTAAATAAGTTCATGTGATTAAAATGTAAAGTTAATGTATATTTTCCTTGTTCCCTTGAGAAATTTTTCGTGATTTGAGTCATCATACTTATGGCAAGCATAAGTCTTAGATGATTTATCATAATGGTCTCTTACCCATACTGGAGCAGTATCAGTTGGTTTTAATTTAAAGTATGTACCCTGATTAACCTTGTTAACCCGAGTCTCTTTGTAAGATGTCTTTGGTAGTTCCATATTTTTGTTTATTTTAAAATTGATATGCAAATATAATTCTTTCTTTTTAAATATGCAATATCCGGATATAACTATGGGAGCTTACTATTTCGGAGGAATTGAGATGCAAATGAGCCATCCTCTTTTTCTTCTTTCTCAAAGTCTTCATATTGATATAACTCTGGGTCTTCTTCGTCTGGGTCTATACGCATTTCGATTTCTCTACGTAGTTCATGATGTTCTTTAGAGAATGAAGACATAGCTCCCTTATAATCATCAGTAATTTGCATTAGCTCTGCTTTATTAAGGTTAAGACCCTCTTTACTTGTATCTACTCCTTCTTGTTTAGTAGCAACTACTTCGGGTAATGACTTAATGTCATACCTGTCTTCCAATAGTTTAGCCTCTTCTGGTTTATCCAATACCCTTTGTGATTCCAATACGATTTGACGTGCCTCTTCAACAGTAATTGCATTTTGCTGTGTTACGTTGTTCTGTTGATTGAATTGGGCAAAGATATTTGTAGTACTTCCTCCAGTAAGATTACGTACTATTGATTGCAGAGATGTAGAGGATTCAAGCTTTAATTTAAGGGCCTTTCCCAGCTCGGCAGATATAAACGGTACGTATTTCCCTCCCTGAGATTCTCTTAGAATATTAACCTGATGGGCTATTTCCATACGGTCTTCCAAAGCCCATGCTAGTTGTTCTCCCATTAATGCTTGTAGTAAATCTTCTGCCTTTTCTTTATCCCATATTCTAGAGCTTAATAGCCTATCTCTCATAAATACACGTATGTAATTGATATCTATACCCATACGATATGAGAATGTATTTATGTCGTATGTGATACCACATAATACACCATTTCCCATTAGCCATTGGTTGATGATATAATTATGTATTTTCATCAATAAAGTATCATCAGGATGTTTCTGATACTCTAATGCCATTGCAGTAGTCCCCATAGGTCTTGGGAATCTTACCATTTTATTTTCCTTTTCTGACATACAAATGAGATTTTCTGATATCGGAACTTTCATCATAACCCATATACTCTAAATCGAACCTTACATACAGATTCAAAGATAGGTTATAGAAATATCCCTTATATTTTTTCTTACTTACTGATAAATTAAAAGGTTCACCAGAGATTAGGTCCCTGGTGAATACTAAATTACCTTTCCCAGTGATGGGAATATTAAGGCAAAGTTTATAATCTCCTACCTTAAATTTATTCCCATGCAGGTCTGTGATTTCCCTTGCCATAGTTTGCCTTTTTATGGTTCGTAGGTTTTTTGTCTTGTTTACTACGGTTATTGGTTATCCCCTTTTGCTCTTCGATTAATTTCTGAACCTTTGGGAATAACCTTTGCCTTAGGGGAACTACCTGAGTAGCGAAAAAGGCATTCCATAATTTCTGAGTTAATGGTTCTCCTATTTTAAGTTCTGAGATTGCCCAGAATTTAGTTTCGAAATTCTTAACTATTTCCCTAAATCGGTAGTAGTATATATTGCCAGTCTTTTTATCTATCCCAATTGTAGTGGTTTGGCAATAATCTAGAAATTCTTTACCTAATTCGGATATAAACTCTTCCCTTTTAAAATCATAATTCTCTTGGTCGAGCTTAAATAATTTTACGTAATCGATTGCTTCCATATAGATTTAGTTTGTGATTATTAAACGAGGTATACTTTCATCTGTAATTTGAAATAAGTACCCTCTTACATCATCCTCATAATAAGAGGACCAATATGTTCTTCTAACTCTGAAATTATCAAGGATTGCCCCTTTGGGTACTCCAGTAATAAATAAGCAATGCTTAGGCATCATTGGAGTAATCTCAAATTTCCCATCCTTGAAATTACCATAGGTACCGTAGTCGGGCATATTACCCGTAAATCCAGTATTCTGTAATATGTCTTGAACCAGAGTAGTTTGGGGTATTTCCTTTTGGTTACATTCTATGGTTAACTTCGATTTGCCTATATATAGGTCTTTAACTATTTCTCTAAACATTTGTATACGATTATATGGGTAATACCATTTTTCTTGAAGTAAAGGTTATTCTGTGAACGTTCCTCTAACTTCTTTAATTCTCTTCGAGATTCAGTACAAATTCTATCAGATTTCCTTAATATATCTGATACATTATCCCAGATGGGTGCCATTGGTTCTACTGGCCCTGCATAGATAACCTTATGTTTAGTTTCTATTTGGGGATATTTAGATTTATACTGATATTTGCCTTTGCAGTAAAGTACGTTATACTTTTCTGGTTCGTTTCTTTTTTCGTTTTCCATTTTTGTTAGGATTAATGTAATCGGATATTTCATCAAGTTGCCCTAAAAGCAATGCCTGAATGAAAAGGTTTATAGGCCTGAAAAAGAAATTCCTTACGTTATCAGTATTTATATACCAATCGTAAACGATAAAGAACTTCTTAATCTTGGAGTGCTTAAATGAATGTTGGATTAGATAGGACTTACAACATCGTTTATGTAATTCTACCAATTCTTTGTCCTGCTTAAGCATCTCTTTATCAGAGAAGATAGTGTAATCCATTTTGTATGAATTGAGATGCCCAGGTAATTATCCCGGGCACCTGGTTAATAAAGGTTTATGCAACTTGTTCTGGTTTGAGGACCTTCTTTTTAAAGTCCTCATAGGATTTAGCCGCAGCCTTGAATTCCTTAGAGTTTGTATCTTTGATACGAGCCATTGCAAGTTCCAATCGATGGAGTTCGTTTCGAGTTTGTTGTCTCCATTTCTTCCGAGCAAGTGTATCAACTACATCGGCAGGGTATACGTATTTAACTTCCCGATTAGAAATTACCTGTTCGATGATGGATGGTTTTTGTTGTTCCTTAACTTCCTTGACAACCTGTTCCTTTTTGGAAGTTTGGGTTTTGGGAGAGAGTTCTACCAATTTAGCATTGGCAAACTTAGTGGCAGCTTCTTGAGCATCTTTTACCAATTCCTTTTTAGTCTTTTTGGCCTTAGGAGCAGAAGCCTTAGCAGTCTTAGAATTTTTAATTCCTTCAAGTTGTTCGGCAACCTTAGTTGCAACCAGGTTAGTAACCTTTGATTCATTCTTTTTCATAACGTCTATATTTAAAATGTTAGTAAAATGATTAATTTCTTTTTCTGATACAAATATAAGAACTTTATTTTAAATAGAAAAATTTTATTTGAATTATTTTCTATTTGCTCGGGTTAATCGGCTAGGAAGTCGAAGACCTCTGGAGGATAGTTAATTTCATCCTCTGGGTCATTTATGTAATCTTCATAATCCTCGTTATATTTATCGTAAATGTTATCTTGTGATGTATTGGGTACCCTTGTACATCTTTCAGGATATTTCTTTACGAAGTCATAGGCTTCTTGAGTAGTCATTACCTTGTCTGAGGTAAATTCGTAGGTTACATAAGAATAAGTTTCACCCAATCTAGAAACTTCATATTGCTGGTATCCAGATTTCTCAATCTTATAGATTTGATTTTCTGGAATAGTTTCTATTTCTACCCTATACTTATACCATTGTTTCTTTTGCTCCCTTTCTTTTGGTTTAATACCCATGCTATCTTGAAGAGAGATTAACTTGGTTATTGGACTTTCAAAACGAGAAGGAGCAGTGCTCACTTCTACTGGATGAGTTCTATTCTCACCAATAAAGTAAATCACTGCCCCCAAGGTTACCAGGCCCAATATGAATTTAGTTTCTGAGTTCATAACCTGTAGTTTCGAATTTATTTTTAATGTTCTTTGCAAGGTATTTACCTTTTGATTCTGCTTGATGTAACTCGTTGCAGATTTCATAAGGTACATCATCATAGCGATAAACTCGATTACCTTTAAAAGCAACCCAAAGTTGTTTTTTCTTTGAGTCATAACCAAAGCCCTCAATGTTAGAGGATTCGCAAGGAATCATTTCGACTCCAGTGTTCATTTCTACTGATTCTAAGTATTTGTTCTTTTCCATGTATATATTAAAATTTTAAAAGTGTTAGTTCTGGGTGGAATTTGAGATTTGCCCTTTGGAAGATTGCCCAGGTACCAAGTACTCCCTGAGAATTAGTATGTACCCATTCATCTTCCATTCTGAATAATATGTGAGAGCATACCAGCATTTGGTATTCACTTAGCATATTTATCAGTTGAGGAGTATTCTCAATTTCTACGTATAATTTAATGTGCTCATCTAGTGCTCGAATTATTTCGTCATCCTCAATCTGAAGGAGTTTTTTGATTAAGTCTTGGGCAATATCATTTCCATTTTTAACGTCCTCTTTGATTGAGTTGAGTGATTCAATCTGAATACCAGCAATGAGCTTTACGATGTCTTTTGTTTCCTTGTCCATAATTAAATTTTCTTTATGCAAATATACTAAAATTATTTTATATAAAATACTCTTTTAATAAATACGGAGGTAAGTGTTAGCGGTTCTTGATTTCTTCCATCTTTTCCTTTATGGAGTCTGGAAATATAGCATCGTTTACCCATCTTAGGAAGAATTTAGAAGGCTTCTTTTCGGGACTTAGAAGCAATTGTCTCTGTTCAGTAGAGAACTTAATCCTTTCGGATTCTAACATATACTTGGGAAGTTTAGTGAATTCTGCCTGAGAGAAAGAGATTACGTTTTTACCAACTTGGGCCCTTAATGGTTTCTTCCTTTCCTTATAGAGATATGGGATAATCTTTTTCGAGGGTCCCCCAAGTATGCTAAAACCAAAGATTACCATTGGGTCAAATTTATCTGCTTTTGGGTCCTTAGCCCGTTTGATACATCTTGCCATCCAAGAGAATGAATTGGGATATTGCTTATTGTCGGTTGCTTCTCCCACATCCTTTTTATTGAACTCAAATCCAGGAAAGTGAAATAGAAAGTCCTCAGTAAGGATAAATACAAATCCCAATCCTCTAAGATATTTAATAATATCTTGTTGGCTTTTACCTTCTTCAATCATTTTTTCTACATCTGCAAGAATGTCCTCCCTTGGTGATTCCAATTCCTTAGTTGTAGACCCTGCAGGTCTTCCTCTGCCCACATTAGGTGCCTTAGCAGGCAATGTACCAGATAATCTATCTAAGTATTCTTTGAAGTTATCAATATCTTGTTTATTAGTAAGAGTTACTTCTACTCTTATGGGACCGTTATGCTGTACCTTTGGACCTGAATTCATCTCGGTATAGGCATCTACCAACCTATCAGATAAGGGAGTACCATTCTCTGATAGTGTAGTGATTCTAAGTTTTGGTTTATATACTTCTTGTTCCATTTTCGACTTAATTAGAAAATAAAAGGCCTGAACAATTTTTATATTGCCAGGCCTTCTACCATTATTAACGAATACTCAAAAATATGATAAGTAAAAGTAAAAAGTGCTCTTATTAATCTTCTTCTTTAGCGGCCTTCTTTTTCTTCTTGTCTTTGGCCTTCTTATCCTTCTTATCGGAAGCCGGTTTTTCTTTTACCTTTTCTTCCTTCTTTTTCTTAGTTTCCTTTTCCTCCTTGGGAGCCTTACCTGAAGCAAGTTTTCTTTGCTCCATACGATATTTTTTCTTCTCAGCCGAAGTCATTTCTCTGCCATCGATGAGAGGATAATCGTATTTGGTAGCTGTTCTACCGCCATTTCCTTTCTTTTCCTTTTTCTCTTTGGCAGCCTTCTTCTCAACTTTTTCCTTCTTCTCTTTTTCCTTGAGTTTTACCAATTTCTTGTTGTTCTCTTGGTCAGCTTCAGGATAGGCAGCAGCAACTTTGTCTCTTTCCTTATTGAGCTTGTTTACAAGTTCGGTAACCTTTTTACCATGTTTCTTGTCTTTGGTCCAATCCTTAGTAGGGTCCAACTTGTTCTCTTTAAGGTAAGCATCCAAAGCTTTCTTAGCCTTTGTGAGTTCCGGAGTCTTGGATTCCGATTTACTCTTCTTTTCTGTTTTCTTAGCCATTTTCATTTATATTAGGTGAATAATTGAATTTCTTATTTACATAATACCATAGTTATACCTTCCTAATTTGGGTTGGGATTTCTTTAATTTCTAGGATTTCTAAACTGCATTGTTTTAAAACTGCCTCGAGTTGAAGTATATCTTCTACCTCTTTCTGAGATAAGTCCGTAAAAGTTTGTTCAAAAGTTTCTTTCTGTTCCCCCCTTATAAAATTAAATTGGGCAACAATATAAGTCCCATGAAGTTTTTTATTCAGGGCTCCTTTAAGAGATATGAGTTTTCTTTTCAGATAATTACTCTTCAACCTATGGGATTGGTATTCGCCTTTCTTACCCTTACTAAGAGCTACCTTTTTAAGGTACGAAACATAATCTAATTCTCTGAGAGTTTGATTAATGTTTCCCACTAATAATCTTAAGTCTTTTTCCATTTGGGTCTTTGCATTACTTGGTTAGATACTTCCTGAGTTTCTTCTGATAGCATTTCTCTTGCCTCATTTATTATATTGATGGCAAGTTCCCTTTCATCTGGTCCCAGGTTTAATTCTTTATCTTCTAGTACATCAGTATAAGTATTTATTAGATTATCCAATGCAAGTATTCGAATGTTCTTTCGAATTGCTAATTTCTCTTCTTCCATGGGTATAAAAAATTAAAGCCCACTACCTTCGCAGGCAATGAGCTTTTGGCTGAACAACGTCCTAAGTGTAGATGTTATTCATATGAACTTAAACTCTAAATTTATATAGCAGACATATGGGATAGTAGTTAGTAAGTTTAGAGTTTAATCTTCTGATTCTTCCTCTTCTTCTTCCTTAGCCTTTTTGTTTTTCGGAGAACAAATAACGCCATGTCCTTTCTTAGACTTAACGGTAAGAGTTCCCGGAACGAATGAAACTGAAGTTGATACCGGTTTGCCATCCGTAACCAATACAGAAGTAACCACTACACCCTGATAGCCTTCCTTGTTCTTAACGGCATAACCAAAGTTCATTACCTTGGATTTGTCGTTAATGGCAATAACATCGATTTGCTTGCTGTTAGGACGTTGTTCAGCCGGCCGATTCTTAAGTGCCTCTTGACGAGCCTTGCGTTTAGCTTCTTTTTCTGGGTCTTTTTCCTTATCTCCTTTCTTCTTGGAGTCTGATTTCTTTGTTGCCATAATTTTTAATGTTTTATAAGTTAATGGTTATTATAAGTAAACTTCTACGTTTATTAATAGTTGATAGTAAAGGTAGGGAAATTTCCCTACCTTCTTTTAAATCTTGAATACGGTTACCAGATTACTTTTTCCCTTTCTTGCCCTTACCTTTGGCTTCTTTCTTTGCCGGCAATTTGAGACCGAGTTCTTTGGCAATTGCTTTACGGAGTTTTTCGACGTCGTCTTCATCGTAATCGTCTGGGTCAGTTTCAAGGTCTTTGTCGTCGCAGACATCCTCAAGTTCTTCGAAGTCCATTTCGGCAAGTTCTTCACCGGTCAGTTCTTCCTCTTCTTCTTCCTCTTCGGAATCATCATCATCATCATCATCATCATCATCTTCCTTATCGTCATCATCCGATTCCTCTTCTTCTTCCTCTTCGGAATCATCATCATCGTCATCATCCGATTCCTCTTCTTCTTCTTCCTCGTCATCGGATTCAGAACCAAAAAGGTCTTCGGCTTCTTCGGCAGAAAGCATGATAGGAGCAGGGATAATCTTTACTGAGCCGTCTTCGTACTTAATGATGATTGCACCATTGATTTCTGTTCTGGAAACTTCTTTCAGTTCCACTTCTTTTTTCTTCTTAGCCATTTTCGTAATGTTTAAGTTGGTTAATAATTTATTTATATCACTCTGTTATAAGTTTCTTTACCAGTATGGATTTCTGAGTATACCCAGATTTTAATAATTCCTCCTGAGCAATATTGAATTGTTTTATCTCATCTAGAGTTGTCTTTAATTCTAATTGAGATTCAATTGTTATTGCCTGAGAGGCAAGTTCCTTGTCACCTTGATAAGTGACTATCTTAAACTTCTTACCTGCAAATGGGTTTGCTGGTTGATGTGCTGTGATTTTAAAACCTTCGTTATTATTCATTGCTATATTTAATTTTAGTTATCCCAGGAATACCCACCTTCCCAAATACTTCGGTATAGGATTTGTATTTCCCTTTTATCATTGTTTTATAGTTATCGGATAATCGAATTGGGTAGACCCATATTTTATTTTCTATCATCCTATTTGTCATTATATAAGCATAAGACCTTCTAAATTTAATACTCTCTAATGAAACAAACCCTTGAAATAATAGAGACTTCTTAATAAACCTTTCTTTAGGCAAATACCCTAAAAATTTAAGTGATGCCTCATCGAATATTTCAAGCATATCCCTTTGTGCTTTGATAAATAGTACCTTTTGTATTGGGATGTTCATCTTCTTTCTTAAATATAAAGCCAATGAACTTACCAATGGAGGATACTGCAAGAATAACAGATTGAATTTATTTTTCTCCTCTTGACTCAGCCTGTTGTAAATCCTGTAGGATAGCAAGATTGATTTGTAATCTCTTTTGCCTTGTATACTTGGGAGATATGCCTTGCCGTTGTCCATAGAGTTTGATTGAGTACCTTTCATTGAATTCCTTTTTTCCTTTAGACTTAAAGACTCGGTGCATTTGTACCATAAATCTTCTTCGTCGGTGTTTATCTATGTGATATTCATCGGGCATTATGAACTTCCTTGCTTTTACGAATTTACCCTTAAACCAGAATTTAGTACTACCCTTTTTAAGAAGTTTACCATTCATATCGGATAATTCTCTAATGCCTTGTTTTATAAGTTTCCTCCCAGATATTATATGGATATACTGAAGAACATCTACACCATAAAGATAAACTAAGGTAACCTTTACTTGGTGTCTAGTAAAGTATGGTATACCGGTTAGATGTTTCCTATATAATTTCTTTTCAGTAACAATCTTATTGGTAGTATCTGGTCTCCAAGTCCATATATAATATCTATCTGGTCGTATGGGTCCGTTGTTACTTTCCTTTAGTTTTACCATTTATATTCCTCTTTGCCATTCTATACCAAAGATTGATAGATTTCTCATTTGCTTCGGGGAATTTCTTTTTCATTCTCCGAATAACTCTATCAAGTTCAAAACCTTTTGCAGTTAATTCGAATACATAAGATTTCTTTGTACCCTTGATAAGATTAAATTCATCCCTCTCTCTTGGTGGTTTCTTTTCTCGAGGTTTCTTTATCCCAGGAACTCGTTTGGTTCTTCTTTGCCCATTTTCCCCTTCTTCTCCGAGAAACCCAAGCCTTAATCTGGAATTTCTTAATGGGTCATCTTTCGAATACCCAATATTTTCTAATTGCTTATCCATCCAATCGTCATATTTATCAATTAACGATTTATCTGGCTTTTCTTCTGATACATTGATATAATGTAATAAGTCAAATACCCCAGCAGAACAAGCATCAGGGAAAGGCATCCCTAATATTATTGCCTTTCTCTTTAAATCCTTATAAGTCATGTTTCTCCCAGAAGCACCAAGGAAATTTGATTTCTCCTTGGATGGAGCTTTCATGTCTTTTCTACTCTTTTTTGCCATATCATTAATATTTTAAAGTATTCATTTATTTTCTTTGCAAATATAAGAATAAATAATTTAATCTTATCTTATTTCTCTATTTATTTTTATAAAAATCCGAGGTTTTTGCTCGGTTCGCAGCAGTGGATTTAGGTTTTTTAGGCTTTCTCTTGATATGTGTGTTATAAGCCATATCCAATTTCTTAATATTGAATTCTATGTTGTTCACTTGATTATAGTTTACTGCTCTTTCCACACAGCAACGGTACTCTGGCCAGAATTTTTGTCCAAGCTTAACAGATTCGGTTTTAATCATGAACTTAGATACCATAAAACCAAAGGTATCAGCATCATCTTTAGTTTTAAATACATACATGTAAAATCTACTAAATTCATCTACTACTTCATCCAAAGGTCTTACTGGTAACAATAGATAACCATCGGTATATAGGTCCTCAGATATTAAAGCTACCCAATACTTTTTCTTTCCTGGTTTTACTTTATACCTAAACCTTTCCTTGAGTTTAGTGTGCATCCAATCCGGTACCCTATTAAGTAGATATTTGATATATATCTTATCCTTCTTATTCGACCGCCTTTTAAATGCAGATGGCTGTTGTAGCATCCTTGGAAGTATTCTAAAGTTATTCCACCTATCAAATTCAAGAATTAATCTTAGAGTGTCTATGTCCCATTCATCATCAGACTCCTTTAACCTCTTCATGTTTCTCTCTATATTTTTAGAGTTTACCTTTGGGAGTAATTGAGCTGAGTCTCCTGTGAATAAGCTTGCTTCTTTTCTTTTTAATCGTTTCTCTAAACATCCCTCCATATAATCTTGGAAATTCCTCTCACAGGGGCAATCTGGTCGAAAAATAGAAGTGTGTTTCTCAAAAAAATCCGAGAATAGCCTAAAGAATTTCTCTGACCGTTCCCGGATTTCAAGATACTTGTAATGAGATAACTTTAAAATTTCACCAGCTTCCCATGAAGATTTATTTTCTGATAGTTGAAGGAATAATGATTGTTGTTCTTTGTCTATTAAACAACTCCATGCCTTTTGTTGAGCCTCGTTCATCATATTAACTTCTTCTAAAATTCATTATACTATCAATTGCTTCATTGGTAATCTGATTAGGGTCATATTCTCCCTGATTAGCATAAAGCCTATCTGGGTCATGGTTTAAATAAACACTGTAGATAACATTGTCAAAAGGTAGCCATACTTCCATTCTTCCCATTTCTGGGTATATCAGTACTTTTACTCTTTTACAAAGATGGTCAACTTCTAATACTGTGGCATCTACTCCCTCATAGGGATATCCACGTAGTACTAAGTAATCTCCAGGATTCACCTTAACTAAATCGTCAACTGAAAATCTTTTGTTCTCTTTAGCTAACCTCTTAAACCGCCTTACTTCTTTTCTACTGCAAGTAGCCACTAAAGAAAAATCGTCAAAGTCTTCAGCATTATCAATTCTAGCCTTTTTCTTTCTTTGGTGCATTGTCTCGGTATTCCTTAACCAAGTCCTGATTCCTGATATATTCCTACGTAATTTATTAAGGAATGGCCTTGAGAATGCTAATTCTGTTGGCATCTTCATAAAGCCATAATTGAATAACACTGGTACCTCTTCGAATACCATCTTACCTTTTACTGTTTTCCTTAATACGTTTACTGTAGGGATAATTGCCTTGATTTGGTCATACCCCTTTTCCTTGAGTTCCTTATTAATCCTATCGGAGTACTTTCTTTCGATGTAGAAGATACAATATGAATATGAGGTACGTTTCTTCATGGTTTAGGAGTTTTTAAGAATTAACTTAGCTTGCTTATGAATTAATTTGTAAGGTACTTTTAATACTTCACTAGCCATGAATACCATAAGAGTATTCCCAGGTACTTGGATATACATTACCTTAGTAACATACTGGGCAATAATATCTCCAAGTTTAACACCTACTACGAAAAAGAATTCTTCTGCAGGTATAGAGTTATACCTCATACATAAGATGGGTACTTTCTTTGCCCTTTTAGCATCTTTACTTGCTTGTTCCCAGAATCTTAATATATCACAACCCTTATTACCTAAGAGTAGATGTTCAAATTTAATCTCTTTATAATTCTTGCATTCAATAGATATCTTACATCTATGAGCATGCCTTTCATCAGTACAGGTTAAATCAGAAGTGGAGTCCTTGTTTGAATGCCAAGCTCCACTCCCGGCTCTGTTTCTTTCAAATTTGTACCCGGTCCATTTCGTAAACCAAGCCCCTATCTTTCTTTCGAATCGATTTCCTTTATTCTTAGAGTTCATAATGTATTGTATTTTATATACCATTATAGTTTTAAAACCTCATTATAATAGCCTTCTTTATATTTCTTCCAAATCCTACTTACCCCAGATGAGTGTATACCTATTAAGCCCAATTTTTTAATAATCTCTTTATTTGAGTAACCGGTTTCCCTTAGTTTAATAATTGACCTAAACTCTGATTCTGATAACTTTGTGTTCAATTGCCAACCCCTTTTACCCTTATTGGGATTATTCTCTATAAAAGGGCTATAAAAATTGCCAGCTTCTCTCATATCCCTATGATTATCTTTATAAGTTCCCCAATATAGATTCTTGTAATAATCATTAGTTGGGTTACTATCTATATGACAAACTTCTGGGTTACCATTAGGATTTGGGATATAGGCTAAAGCTACTAATCTATACCGATTCATTTTAATCTTTCCTAAAGTTTCATGAACTATTGAAGTTTTATACCTACCATTGGTAGAACTCAAATAAAATTTCTTTTTAATCCACACAGTAGAGAGAACTCCCTTGGAATATCTAGACCAAAGGTGCCCTCTCTTACTTATGTAGTAACCTGGGAATCCTGGGATGTTATCATACTTTTTCATGCCTGTAAATTTGGTTTACAAGTATTTATAGTATGATAGCCCTTTTTCTTTTGTTACTTGTAATATTTTAGAATGACTGAATACCACTCCCTCAAGATGAGTAATCACAAATACAGTTTTTCCCTCTGAATATTTGCGTATTAAAGAAGTAACTAATTCTACATTATCCGAACTTAGGGATTCGAATACTTCATCGAACAATATAATATTTACCCCTTTACTAGCAGTTAAAGCCTCATGCATAGCTAAAGCCATAGAGAAATTGCATAGGGTCTTTTCTCCTCCTGAAAGTTCATCATAATCAATTATTTGCCCATCTCTTTCAATAAGAGTAACAAATTCTTTTCTAGCAGTGCCCAAATCTATATTAAATTCAATCCTAAATCCCAATACCTCTGAATATTTATCGAGGCATTTATTTAAGAACTCGAGTGATGAATCGAATAGATAAGCCTTAATCCCATTATTACCCAATGGGTCATTAATTAACCAGTTATAATTCTCTAACTCTAACTCTTTATTGTGAAAGTCTTCATCAACCTTCCGTAAGTTTTTCCTAATCTCCTTAAGTTTTTGTTTATACTTGGGAGACATGACCCTAAGCTTTTCCTGTTTGATCTTAGCCAGATCTTCATCGATAGAAGCAATATCAGAAGCAATATCATCACAGTCTGATTTTAATTTCTTATACCTATCATTTACACTACTAAGTTCTTCCAACCTCTCTAAAGCCTCTTGATACTCTTTATCATATTTGTCAAGGTCAGAAAACGCTTTATATATTGATTTAGCATCACGTAACGCACGTTTGTAGTGACCGGCTTCTAACTGTATTACCAATTCTTTGATTACTTTCTTAAGGGGTACATTCGATAAATTCTTTGCATCTTTTATCTTACTCCTCAAATCAAGGATTAGTTCATTTTGTTTTTTAATCTTTATCTGAAGCGAAGCATCTACTTCATCCTTAATTTGTTTTTGTTTCTCAATCAGTAACTTAGTTAGCTTTTCTCTATCTTGTTTTAACTCTCTTCTTTCTTCTTTGATTTTTTGCTTGAAGGATTTTTCTCTATCTCTCATATCGAAGTAAGCCTCCTTATTAGCCTCTAATTCTTTCTTAAGCATTTGAGACTCATGCTCTACTTCGTTTATTTGAGATATCAAGTTATTTTTATCTTGTAATGCAATGCCTTTAGCAAGGTTTAAGAACTCCAAATCGAATACTTCTTCGAATATCTTTTTCTTATCAGAATTGGATTCTTGTATGAGTCTTTTTATACCCTGCCCAAACATAATTGAGTTCATAAACAGAGTATATGATAAACCTATTTCTCGGTTTATAGAATCCTGTATCTTCCCCTTCCCTTTGATATCAACTATATCCCCATCCTTCATGAAGATAAGTCTGTCTTTACCTTTAGCACCATCCTCAAGTACTTCATCATACTTTTGACACCTAACTATCTTATATGTATGAGAATCTTTCTGAAAGTATACTTGTACCTTAGTACCCTTGTAATCTTTTGGCCTTACTTGCTTCCAGGTATTTACCTCAGAAACACCCTTTAGGTTTTTCCCATATATTGCCCATACCAAGGCAGAGAGAATAGTTGAATTATGGGTAACTATAAAATCTCGGGTAATGTATAGACCTTCTGAAGAATCTACTTTAATGCACCTACATATTTTTTTCCCTATATATTCAATATTCCTTATGGTATTTACCATTCTATTTCTCCTGGTAAATTCACCATAGGATTCAGTTTTATATTTCCTTAGAAAAGGATTAAAAGTTAGTCGTATTGAACACCCATACGAAGTAGTATACCTACCATACTTAAACCTGGTACTTTCATTTTTAGTAGATATACCTCCAAGAGATCTTACCAAATAGCTAATACCATCTCTTAAGTCCTCGCTTTTAGAGGAATACATAGAAACCTTTGAGGTTTTCTTTTTGGGACCAGCACATCCATCAGTATCTAATAAACCAGCTAATAATAATCTACGATTCTCAATGGATGACTTCAAATATAACTCAGGTATAAACTTATCTTTAGACTTACAACCAATTAATCCTAAAGCCTTGAGTTCTTTACCTAAACCATGAATCCTAAAATGTTTAACTCCTTTTACCTCTGTACCTTCATGAACCAAGTTTGGGTCTGGCAAATAGGACCTTAATCTATCAACTATCTCTGGCCAATCCTCTCTATTGGTGGATACTCTAACTGTAGGCCTATTACCGGAAATACAACCGTCACCTAATATAAACCCTAATACGTAGGGGTGTATGGGTAATTTAGTATAATTACCTTCAATTGGTACGGTTAATGGAGTTGAGTATCTATATTTGAAAGTACCTGGAGCAGTTTTATTCTTAACTTTATAATCCTTTAGTAGAGTCTCGGTATCTAAAGTTCTTAACCTATCTACGGTTTTGCCAGATTTGAATACTGACCATAGATGGTCTCCTGCACATTCAGTATAAGAACCATCAGAAAAGGTTATTTTGTAAGTATCTAACAGACCCCTATCATAAATACCAAGTAGCTTGATAGGTTTACCTGTAACTGGGTTAATTACTTTATCCTTAATGGTTAACTCTCCCATCTTTTTCCAACCATTAGCGGTTAAAACTGGTTCTTCTAAGGGTTGTGCTTTACCTTTCCCATTTGGGGCCTTGATAAGTATGGTACAAGTGGGGTTTAATTGTAGATGTAAGGATTCTATTGAACAAAATCCTTCTGCCTCTAAGTTTAAGAACGTTAACATGACTCAGCCTTTTTAAGTGTTTCAATTAATAGATTAGTTTTAACCTCATCTTTAATACCTTTCTCTCTTAGGTATCTCTTTGCTAGAGACTTCTTAGAAAGTTGCTTAGTAATCTTATGTTTGTTATTAACTGGAGTACTAGCTTTTTGAGGGATTACCGTATAATAATTGCCATCATCATTAATATCCTCTTCCCTTTCTACATCGATGAACTTTGGGAAATTTTTCAAAGGTACAAACTTCAGAGACAAATCTTCATAGATTTTCCAATACCCCAATTCACATCCCCTATCGGTTCTCCTCTGATGGTTAGGGGCTCCAATCATATAAACCTTCTTTGATAGTCTTTGTGGTTTGTGTATATGCCCACATAATACTAAATCGAACTTATTGAGAACATTCACATTTAAGTTTTCTACGGAATCTATTTCCCTACCATCTGTATCTTTTGCACCAGGATAATCGGTGTGTAGTAAAAGAATATTCTTTTTACTTTTATCTAATTCTAACTTCTTTAAGTATTCACTTAGACCCACGTTATTATCAATATAAGGAACCCCATATACCATAATATCTTTATGTGTAGAAGATAGTTGGGTTTTTTCATAATCTAATATCATGATACCATACTTCTCTACTTGATAAAGCCAGCTAAAGGGTTTAGTACCAACCTTACTTATTTTCTTAATATCATGATTTCCAGATATGGCATATATCCAAAATCCTTCGATTAGTTCATTATAACATATCTCTGCTAATTCTTGGTCCATTGTTTCGGCCTTATGAAATAAGTCTCCACAAAATAATGCAGGACAGTTAAACCTTCTACATAATTTCCGTATAATCGACAAAACCCTGAAACTATTCAGGGTCCTGTGATTATTCTCATTGAACTTAGCCCAGAGATTAATGTGCAAATCTGAAAAGGCTATTGCTATTACTTCTTTCCCCATATCCTATCTAAATGGTAATTGATTTGTTCCGTTCTCATACCTAAATCGAGCTCAGATATACAAATAGTGGGTATTTCCCAATTTGCAAGCAATTCCCCCATAAGAGATGATATCTGAACTTGGAAGAATCTGTTAAGTATTCTCTTACCATTATCTTCCATTGACCAATGCTTATAAGTATCTAGATTTAATGGTAAGAAGATTGCTACATCACATTGATCTTCCATTAAAGTCTTACATTGACAGAAAAAATGTTCCATTTCACATTCTGGTAAAGTTCTTGATTGCTTATACCAAAAATAAGCAGCCAAATCTGCATAACTCCTATCAGTTACGAAATATTCTCTATCCTTGAATAACCTATTCCTTTTGTTCAGAAGTTGAAAATCTGCTTTATACATTGCCTCCGAACCGAGGGATAATATTTCATTATGTGATACCCCTTCAGTAGCAGGTAATAAATCTGACATACTACCAGAAATAAAAGGTAGATCTTCTCTCTTAGCTACATACTTAGCTAAAGTAGTTTTCCCTATACCAGAGGGACCCACAAACATAATTCTCTTACTCATGATGTAATGCTTTAAATGGTTTTATAAATTCATTTGTCAAGAAAGATGCTAAAGAGTATTCGATACAAAGTTCTTTGAATTTCTCATACTTAAACTTCTTCTTTGACTTAATGGGTAATTTCTCTAATGGGTTGTGTCTTACAAACCAGAAAAGGTCTATTAACTGCTCATTTCTTTTCCATATTTGAAGATATTCTTTATTCTTACTCTGGGCAATAAACTTCTCAATTCTACCATCATCAAGGATTTTTCTTGCCTTTACTGGTCCTATACCCGGGAACCCTGGAATATCATCAGAGGTATCTCCAACCATGGCAAGATACTCTACAGTTTCATGAGAATGGTAACCGAATAATTCTTTGCAGTTATCCATTCTTATCATCTCATCTTTTCTGGGATTATATATCCTCAGGTTATTTGATAGCAACTGGTTAAAGTCCTTATCTGATGATATAAGTATCATTTTCTCGGATTGGAATTTTTTAATTGCAAGGTATGCTAAGAAGTCATCCCCCTCATATACTGTGGATTTCTTTTTATCAAAGATATAATTAATTCTTAGCATACCCAGCATTTTCATTATAATTGCCTTTTGCTTTTGCAATGATTCGTAATCTACAGATATATTTTTTCTATGTCCCTTGTAATTGGGCAATAACTTCGTCCTTACTGGTGAATGACCATTATCGAATGAAATATAAACCTCATCCGGTTCGAACCTTGTAAGATACATATGTAGAGATTTGAAAAATCCGAATATTGCCCCACTCGGTTTGCCATCGGTAGATTTAAGTTTTTCGAACTTATGAAAAGACTGATGGAGAATATTCTCTCCATCAATCAGTAATATTGTTTTCTTGCTCATCGTCCAAAATCTAATTCATAAAGTGAAACTTCTTGAATCTTTTCCTCTCCAAGATATACATCTAAATAATTCTCTGGTTGGCTATAAGCATCTAGATACCTAACCCTAGATTCCATTCTCAAATTTTTCTTAAGGTACTCTTTAATTACTTTCTCTATACCTTCTACCTCTTTCTTATTCATCGTCTTCCTCCTCCTCTTCTGAATCTGAATAGTTTTCATATTCTACACCATCGACTGGGAATAGATTTGTTTCTATTTTCTCCAGTTGCTTTTTAGTAGTACCTATGGTATTTACTCCGGCTTTCCGTAAAAGTTTTCTACGAAGTTCATCGTCTTCTTCCAAAAGCTTTTGGAATTTCTCTTCCCCTCTTGCAAGAGTTTTACCTTTCAATTTATACCCACCAGTAGTTTTTTCGATTACATCGGTATCTACCAATACATCTTCTAAAGCATAGCATCTGTCAAACCCGACTTCGTGGAATTTAGGATTGAAATATACAGGGCATTTGCTGATTGTAGGTCGAGGAGGAGCAACTTTATTTTTAATAAGTCTGATAGTGACAAGTTTCCCAGCTTTCCTTTCTTTCCCATTTTGTTTAATGGTAACAGACCTTCCTGAATAGAAAGCAGCTCTGATTGAAGCGTAGAACTTAAGTGCTGCACCTCCTGTAGTTGTTGTGTTATCTTTTCCAAATCCGACATTCAAAGCAGTTCTTAATTGGTTAATATATATCTGAGATACTCCCAGTTTGTAGAATAATTCACTTCTGATACGGAAGTATTTATAAAGAGCCTTTGCTCTACCTCCCATTTCGGCTTTACCATCAACCATCTTAGCATCAATATTATCCGTACAGTCGGTTGCTGCAATAGAATCGATTACCAGAAGTATCGGTTCATTGTGGGTTAATTGAGAACGTAAATATATTGCTAAGTCTGCTACTACATCTGCAATATATTCAATACGAGTATCATTAACAATGGTTACTTTTGCAGGGTCTACTCCATTAATCTCTGCCCAGGAGTTCATCCAGGATTGTTCTGCATCTACCCATATTACATGACCACCAAGTTGTTGAGTAGCATAAGCAAAGTTATAAGCTACCAAGGATTTACCAGATGATTCTTCTCCAGCAATCTCTACAATTTTACCATAAGGAATACCCTTACCGAATAAGTAGTTCAAAGCAAAGAAAGTAGATGGTATATATAAATCGGTATCAGTTACTTCTGAAGCTAATTTAATCATACTCCCATATTTCTTTGCCATCTCATTTGCTGTTGGTACTTTTAAACCAACCTTAGATTTCTTTGCCATAATGTAATGTCTTTAAACTAAAGAAGGCGATAACAGAACGAATCTAATTACCGCCTTCGAATGAAACCATATTACTAACCCTTAAATATCCGATTTGTATTTTCTTTTCTTTTTCTTAGGTTCATCATCTTCCATGTAATGGTCTTTGTGAACTCCCTTTTTCTTTTTCTTCTTGGATTTATCATCCTCATCATCATCTCCATGGTCTTCATTTAGATACTGTGAAAGCAAATCTTCCAACTCATCATAGGATTTTATTTGAGAACGAACTATCCCCTCAAGGTCAATTGTACCCTGATATTTCTTGTCCAATTTAGTTGGTTTGCAAGCACGGGCAGAATAAGTAGTATCTAGTTTACCAGACCCGGAACGAATTACCTTGATATCGTATCCAGTTTTTGGATCTGTCATATCACCTGCCTCATCTTCATCAAGGTAAAGGTCAATGATATCCTGGTATACTGAGCGAGGAACTAAAACTCCCTTATCTTTGCCTTCGTAATCTACCTTACTACCCTTTTCATCTGAGTAAATGATACCACCGATAACATATCTTCTTCTTGGTACCAGGTTCTTGGCAAGTTCCTTGTCATCTTCATCCTTGGAGTTTTTCAATTCTTGGTATTTCTCCATGAATGGGCAAGGTTCATCAAAAGTAGCCGGAGATATAACTCCTCCCAAATTGCCACCCAGGTAGAATTGAATAATTTCGATACCCAATTCTTGGTCATCACCCGGAGATTTAATTCTCATCCTCAGTGTTCCTTCTTTTGGATATACTAACCCACTACCATTTCCCTTGGATTCTAGCTGTTTCTTTCTAGCTAGCATCTTTTCTTTTGTAGAAAGTCCCTCTGATGAAACTTTCTTTTCCTTCTTGTCTTTTATCATAATGATTAGTTTTAATTATTCGGTTCTGAGTAAACTACTTCGTTCATACTCAATACGGTAAGAACGTTTTTCTCTAAAAGTTGTTTGAGAGCAGGAGATAGTTTGTCCGTTTCGAATTCAAGTTCTTTACCTGCATACAAACCATAGGTAACTATTCTACCTACAGCAACCAATTCTCGGTAGGTTTTGTATTCTTCGGTAATTTCCCCACTCTTTACTACAACCCCTTTACGAGGAACTCCCTCTTTTACTTGTTCAGGGATAATCAAACCGGATTTAGTTTGATTTACCTCCTTTGGAGATAAAATAAGTACCCGGTTTTCTGTTGGGCATCCGGGTAATTCTTGATTAAATTTCTCAGCTACAAGAGGTGAGATAAATGTCATTGAATAATTCATATTCTAATACTGTTTTTAAAAGTTAGTAATTGTTTATAGTTCAATGGGTTAACCCTTTCTTAGATTCGCATTAATAGTTCTTAGTATATTCTCCCGACTCTCATAGGCTTTACATATAGTTATGAACTTATTTGCTTTTTCTACAGCTTTCAAATACCTTTCATTGATAGAAGAGTATTTCTTGTTAAGGTTTGCCTTATGAGATACGTATTCATTATTCCATCTCTCATTAGCATCCTTATAATATAACCAGGCATTCGAATAAGCTTCTTCTTTTTCCCTTGCTAGAGCATCTCTTTCTTTTATATACTTATCTCTCAGGGAAGCAAGTACATAATAACTAGAAGGAGATTCTCGTAGCTGAGAATTGATGATATTCTCATTGATAGATAATTCCTTTTGAATATCAATCTCAATAAGTTTACCTTCAAATTTAACCTTTAGTTTTTTCAGTTCCGTCTTCATAAACTTCTAATAGGTTTTTAAAGTCTTCTTTACTAAATTCCCCTTTGCTTATTGCTTTAGTTACTTGAGCAAAAGCCATTTGATAAGAGAGTTTCATACCGGGCAAATTAAGAAGAGATTTATAGATGCTTATCTTATCTACCAAAGCCATTAATCTTAAGTCGCATAAGTTATCAGTACCACCTCTATCGAGTAATGCTAAAAATGCAGCCCAATAAATATGGGTGGCATCTTCATAAGCAAGTTTACCATCCTCATCCGTAGCCATTACTTTAAAAGCCAATCCCTCTAAAGTAGTAAGATTAGTTTGTACTTGAGATAACTGAGTCTTTAATCGATTAAGTAACATCTTTTCTTGTCCACTCAACCTTAGATTAACCCCATCTAAATACTTAAGTAAATTTTCGATAGAATAACCTAAGCAACCTGCAACCATATAAGTAAGGGCAGTTAACTTACTTGCATTATCAATTTCTTTCTGTGTTGCCATAATTCCATAAATTTATATTATTTATGTAGACATAGTATCTTCTCTTTTCACTCCTGTAATGGTAGATACTGAATCTGAATGCTTTATATTAGTTTTACAATTAGGACATTGTACTATCCTAAAATAATCCCCAGATTTATTATAAACCCCAAAAGTTTCACTGGTATCATATTCAAATTCGCAATCACATACTGGGCATTTAGCCCTCCATACCGTGGGCCCGTTTAAAATCTTCTTCATAACGTTTTCTTTTCTTAATATATTTATATACTAACATTGGTGATATCCCATACTTCCTAGCAAGTTTTGCTTTTATCATACCAGTATCATACTCATAAAGTAATTGAAGTATATCGGGTCTACTTAACTTTGTATCTGAAAATTTAAACCTACCATCTCTAATACATTGTTGAGTATTTTCCTTAGCAGTACCCCAATATAAGTTCTTATAATGATTATGAGTTCTTATATTATCCTTATGACATACATACTTATGATTATTTGGGTTTGGTACATATACTAATGCTACTAATTGATGAATGTTATAAGTATACCTATATCCATTCGTATCCCTAATAGAAACTATAACGTATCCGTTATTTTTAATTCGATTAAGGGATAATTTTACCCAACCTTTACCCTTATAATTAGAATATACCTTACCATTCTTGGTAACATGGTAATTAGGGCAACCAATGCAATCTAAGTTTCCCTTTAAAATCTTCCTCATACTGCTTTATCTCTTTACTAAACAATTTAGGATAATCCTTAATGATTACATTCTTATACTTCTTATGTTCTTCCATATACTCCTCTACTGAGAAATCTGGTTGAAGCATCTTTCTATAATCATACCCAGGAATAAAAGGTAATTCTTCTGCCATTGACCTACCAATAGAGAAGTCCATTGACATATCTACATCATCCACTTGAAAACCAAAATATTTCTTAGTACTGGGGTTTCTCAATATATCCCATATTTTAAAAACAGTCCAAGTATTAATATATTCAGGCTTTGAGTAAAAATAGGCTGCATCATGAACAGTTGCTACTTCAAGCATACGTGGTAATTTACCTTGTCTCATTAACCAATAAACAAGAATAGCCCCAAAGTTGGTCATATTTGCTGCAGCACCTTGACATGGGAAATTAAGTCCCAAACGAATAGCATAAGCAACTTCTTGTTTGTCGTTTGAGTATATCTGGGGTAATCTTCTCTTAGTACCAAATAACTGAGTATAATACCCATGCTTACGAAGGAATTTCTCTTGTTTCTCTTTAAACTTAAGTATCTTTGGATGTTTCTTAAAGAACTCATCCATCTCCTTACGAGCTTCTTCCTTGGTAACTATAATACCAGCTTTTGGGTCTGATAATTTTACTGCTAGCAAAGCATCCCCAATTCCATAAATAAGTCCAAATGCAATTTGCTTTGCTTGCTTTCTTCTTACCTTCCAAAGCTTATGGTCGGGATGACTTTCATCTTCATATATTTTACTGGCTTCCTCAATTGGAACCCCATATTTTGCTGCTGCTATACCAAGGTGAGGGTCTACTCCCTTAGCAAAAGCTTCCAGATAAGTTTCATCACCAGATAAATGAGCCATCATTCTTAACTCTGCCTGTGAGTAGTCAAATGCCATGTATAAATAACCTGGAGGAGCTACCAATTGCTTCTTGATATTTGGGTCTACTGATGTCTTAGGTATCTGCTGCATATTTGGGTCTGCAGAACTAAACCTATTAGAGTCAGTACCATGTATATTATATCTACCGTGTAATCGGGAATCATCCTGTACCTTTTCCCACCACCCATAAATATAGGTCTTATACATTTTCTCTAACCCTCTTAGTTCGAGAAGTTTATCCAAGAATATTGCCTTAGGTGAATCAGGTTTTTTAACTGTTAACCTTAAGTTAGTAAGAGTTTCCTCATCTGTACTTGGTTTACCAGATTCATTATCTTTAATTACATCGAAATGAAATCCATCCTCTGAATACATTAACTTAGGCAAATCAACTGGACTACCAAGGTTAATAGGTCTTATTAATTCCTGTTCCTTTTTAGTTGTGAATATACCTGCCTTAATATTAGATATTTTCTGTTCCCTTGATTCAATCTTTCGTTTGTCTTTTGGGTCATTATAATCTAACTCCTCAAGTTCAGCTTCGATAGATTGAATGTATTTATCAATCTTTTCTTGGTTGTACTTCTTTTCGAATTTCTTTACTCTTGGCAAGTCATATATTGCTTGTCTAGCGGCATCTATTTTTGGTTTATATTCTTCCAGAAGCTTTTTATTGAACTCGGTATCTAGATATAATCCCTCTTTCTCTACGGATGTAAGTACTCGTGAATTACACATAAATAAATTACGGAATAC